CAGTGATAGTGGCCTGATCCATTGTGACTAAACTTTGAATCATTAACATGAACGGTAGACAATGCTCCAGTATTTGTCATTGTTATTCCATGACTAGATCCTTCTGCGGTAATCCATACATCTTTTAAGAATAATCTCTGAGGATATGAACCAGAAAATGTTACAACTGAAGTCCCAGATACGCCTACTATTTCTATGTTAGATATAGCAAAATGGTTTTCGCTTATTGTTGTGTTTGGACCAGTAAAAGTAAGTGAACCAAAAAATATGATTGGTGCATGTGTTCCGGAACTATTTTCGGCTGTTAGGAATAAGTGACCTTTAGAAAAGGTGATATTTTCAGCAGTTGGAAGAGTGTTTCCACTCAATAAAACTAAAACAAGGGGATTTGTTGAAGATACGGTCGCCACGGCAGCAGTGTAAGCGGAAGCTACTGTTTTGTATGGATACTCTCTAGTCCCAGTTGGAGTGTAAGAATCGGCACGAAGGTAGTCGATATATAACTTATTTGTTATTGGAATAATTGAAGGCTTACTATTTAACTGGTTTTGGATTGATGAAGTAACTCCATCAAGATATCCAATTTCAGTGTCTGTAACATTGGCAATACGGGTCTGAACTATTGATGTATCAATTGCGATATTAGGAGTTGCACCTTCTCCTGAATTATTGGAAATAGTTAAACCATTACCTTGAACTAAGTTTTTAACGTAATCTCCAACTGTATCTGAAGTTAAATTTACAGCGTCATTTACCCAAGCAGAGCCTGTCCATCTTAAGAAATCGCCATCTGCAGAAGAGGTTATCGTTACATCTGAAAGATTATTTATTCCATGATTAGATATATCTGAAACAGTTCCCGTAACGTTTCCAGCCAAATTTCCTGTAACGTTACCTGTAAGATTTCCAGCTACATTGCCTGTTAAATTTCCAGTAACATCTCCAGTTAAAGGTGCTGTAACTCTTGCAAAAGTAGGGCTAGCGGTAGTAGCAACATCTTGACCAATTGAAATTGTTGGGGTTGCACCTTCACCAGTGTTATTAGATAAGGTCACACCAGTGCCGGCGACCAAATTCTTAGTATAATCACCAGTAGTATGAAATCCTAAAGCTATTGAATTTTCAGTAATTGAATTTAAATCTAAAAATGTAGTTCCATCATTCGTGAACTGCCATTTATCTGATGCTTCGTTCCATCTGATTTGAACGTTTGTAGAAGTTCCACGCTCAATTTCAATACCAGCATTTTCAGTTGGAGCTCCAGTGACATTGGAATTTAATACTAATATATTATCTTCTACTGTAACTGTTTCTGAATTTAAAGTTATTGTTGTTCCAGTAACGGTAAGATTTCCAGTAATAGTTACGTCATCTTCAGTGACTATAGCTGTTTCTGTATCTTGCAATAAGTTTAAACTGCTACTGACTAAATTGCCATAATTGTCTTTATAATAAAGGACACCATTTCTTGGGTCAATAGCTAATTGTCCAGGTGCTATTATTGGTCTAGGTAATGCCATTAATATATCCTCTTAAAATAATTAGCTCTAAATAAATGAGCCGGAACATGACTATATAGTAATTGTTTCAACCCTTAATAATCAGAACTCATATGATTAAATGATTTAAGCTTGAGCTTTTTTGTCTACTTTAGTAAAAACTTGATTGATTTCAGTTGATGTTAACTTTCCATCATCTAAAAATGCTCTAGACAAGCCCTCTACTACCGTAGCTACTCCAGCCATCCCAGCCATAAAGCAAGCTTTCCACAGTGAAACACCAGCAATGGCACCAGCACCGATGACGCTAAGTCCCGACGCAGCAAATGTAGCTACTATTCTTAAAATTATATTATATGTAGTCTTCATTTAATCCTCATCATTTTTAATCATGGCGTGGATATAGTGGACTAAGAAAGCACAGCCTGTAGCTATGATGGTAATCTTTCTTGTTTCCCCAGAAAGAGTTGCAAACACTACGACGCTACCTGAGATAGTGAAAGCTAGTGCTGAAGTCTCTCTTGAGAATTTTTTAATAAAGCCCCATGGACTAAATTTCCTTTTCATTGTTTCCTCCTCGTATTTAAATATACTATTTCTTGTAAAGTGGTTATCTTCTTGATCTTCGGGACCTTCTATTTCAGCGTCCTCTTCTTCTTCGCCGTCTGGATTCTCATCTTCTTTGCGACCGTTGGTATTGCTGCCATCGCCAGGTCCCCCTCCTGAGCCACCTGAGCCCCCTCCTGAGCCACCGGGACCACCCGATGGACCAGATGACCCAGTGCCCGCACCCATGCCTACTGTAGCTGCTGATAGGGCTGCAGTTGCAGCCAATAGAGTTCTACGAGAACCTACGTCTACACTAGATCCAGTTGGCACGTAGTCATCAAGACCTTCACCGTAGATGTCAATTTGAGTTTCAAATTCATCTTTAATTTCATCTGGAGCATCGGAGACTGCAGCCACCAAGGCTGCCTCTTCTTCCGTCGACAAGTCACCAACCGGGATAGCATCAAAGATCTCAGCTGCCTGATCTGTGTCAATGCTTTCCAAGACTTTCTCGCTGGTAGCAAGGTCGGTAGCCTGATCTTCGGTAACGCCATTCTCAATAACCGAGTCAACAGCATCCGAGACTTGATCTTCCGTAATGGTGTCTGACTCCAAGACCCCAACCAGTTCCTCAAACTGCTCATTAGATATAGGGGCATCTAAAACTGAATCAATAACAGAAGTAAATTTATCATCTGAGATAGGCTCATCAAAGATATTGTCTAACGCATCACTGAACTGCTCTGTGGACAATGGCCCGTCAAACACGGTTTGGACTGCGGCGTCAAACTGCTCATCGCTTAGGGTCTTAGTGTCTTCGAATATTGCAGCGACTGCATCTTCAAACTGAGCATCAGACAGTGGACCATCAAATACTGCGGTAACAGCGTCTTCAAACTGTGCATCAGATAATTGAGTTGGGTCCTCGAATACAGTATTTACAGCTGCAGCAAAGTTCTCGTTCGACATAGGGCCATCAAACACCGATTCAATAACTGTAGCAAACTGAGTGTCTGTTAGTTCTTGATCGAGCAATGAGTTGACCACCGCGGTTAGCGCTTCAGGTGTTTCTGCGTCTGCGACTAAGCCATCAACAGCGTCTGCTAGCTTGCCATTTGACATAGGACCGTCAAAGATGTCTTCCACTGCAGCGTCTGCAGCGTCTTGCGTATCTTTAGGAACTATTATTTCTGGAGTTGGATCTTCAGGTATAACAACTGGAGTTGGATCAATTTCTGGAGTTGTTACTGGGTCTAGATTATTATCTGGCGTATCTATTGGCTCAAATATTGTTTCTATAACAGTTGTTGTAGGCGGAGAAATTGTTGTAACCGTTGGTCCTAGTTCAGGAATTGTAACAGTAGTGTTTTCTGTTGGAATAGTTTCAATAGGAGGGGGAACAACCGCTGGTTGCGTAGTAGTTGTTGTAGTAGTCGGATTTGGGTTGACAACTGTTGCATCAACAGTTATTTCCGGTCCATATACACATGGACCTACGCCTTCACTAGAGAAACAACTTTGATTTCCCGCCTTAACACCAAAGCGAACAGGTCCGTAACCTGTCGTGACAGGATTGCTACCAGAGAAGAATTCCGTACTTAAGGAGTAGTTGGTTCCTTGGTTGGTTGAAACTCCCCAACCACCCGACTGTGTTCCACCAATTTCATCTAAGTCATAGAAGGTCACAGCATACCCGTAGATATCAACAATGCTTGATGTTGGTGCGTCCCAGTCGAGGTCCACACTTCCGTCTGCGTTTGAAGTTGCAGTCAGGTCCGTAACTGAATTCAAGTATGGAGCAACAGTTGTGGTCGTTGTCGAGGTAGACGTTGTTGTCGTGGTCGGTGGAGCTGTTGGGGCTGTTTCGTTGTTTGGCTCAACTCCACCAAAGACCGCACATGAGCCACCAGATTGATTGCAAGACAGTGTTGTTCCTATTTGGTCATCAACCATCAGCACCGGTGGCAATCCTTGGTCATCCAAGTTGAACGATGTAAAGCCTAATTTATAAGTTCCAGTAACAGATACTTTATATGTTGATACTTGCCAACCAGTAGCACCGTAGGAGTTTGTCGAGTAGTCACCTGTGCCAGGGTTAGAAAATCCTAACAGTGCGTACGACTGATTAAAGTTATTAACTGTGATTGCTGGAGTCGACGCAACGGTGACAGGAACAAGAGACGTAATAGATCCATCATTAAATGGAACGTAGTCAGTTGCCATATAGTTCCAAGACATTGTGTATGTAATGCCAGCAGTTAATTGAACTTCACGAGTAATCCATGCTGCATCAGTTGGATTGCCACCGCCAAAACCAGATGCCTGTGCTTGTGACGACAGCATTGTTGTTATCTGAGATGTTTGAGTTGCAGAAAGACCAAGTGCTGCAGTAGCTTGAGTAAACGTTTGCTCACCTTTTGGCTGCAGGGCAACAGCATATGTTCCGCCCTTTGGAGAAAAAGTCCAGCTGCCTGCAGCAACTGCTGCAGCATAGTAAGGATTGTCGATTGTTTCGTATTGTGCAGGAGAGGTGTTTGGGATTACCCTGGTAATCGTTGGGCTCCCCATTGCTCCATTTGCGCCATGAGTAAATGTTCTAGAGCCATTGAATATTGTTACACCAGTTCCGCCACCGTTAATTGAAGTGCCAAGTGTTCCAGTTTGTGACCCTCTAGACCAGCCAGTTAGCGTGCCGTCTTCAAATCCAGCATTTGGTATAGATACAGAACTACCTGTAGCCCTTGCTGTTATTGGGGAAATCCAAGCAATAACAAATAATAATACAAGTATCCATGATCCACGACGTGGTATTATTCTCATCAGTCAGCCCTCCGATGTTCAAGAATAATAGTAATGATCATCAAGGATTTTTCATTAGTGAATCCTAACTGAGAAAGGGAAAAGCCCCAGTAGAAATTAATCCACTGGGGCTTCGCACCGGCCTCCGTTGCAAGGAGATCAGTATATCATAAGATACTAATCTCTACTACTACTGAAGGTAAAATATTTAATCTATTTCTATATCTGGATCAGATTTTTTAATTCCGTCAAATACAATAGCCAATATGGCAAGAGGCATTGCAAACATTGAAGCGACAATAGATATTACTAATATCGCTTTCAACATTAAGCTGCGCCTGGTTTTGGCGTTGCTCTCCATGCAGCTTCAAACTTTGCAGCGTCATTAGCCATTTCTGGAGATAATTCAAAGTGAAGCCATTTGCCACCGAAACTTCCGGCGTTGTCTTTAGCATCGTAAATTTTTACGCCCTTGACCCCTTCGCCACGGGAACAGCGGTATCCACGACCGTAGCCAACGTTTTTGTCTGCCTTGTCAGCATCGAAAGCATAGTCATGAATCTCTTCAATGCCAAGCTCTTTTGAATACTTAAGAAACCAATCCCAAGCTTCAACTGCAGCTTTACGATCTGTATAACCAACGTCACATGCACGACCTGTTGCATGAACTGATAGCCACTTTTCCATACCAGGATCGCCTAGCTTTTTACCAGCGGTATTGGAGTTACGCATTAAGCGATTTGAATAAGCTCCAAGGTTAGTGAACTTCCAACGCTTTCCGCATAGTTCAATTAGCTTTTGAGTGCCAGGCTTTGCGCCCTTGCCATCACCGTCTGAGTTGCCTGTATACTTTCTTGCCATTTTATTTATTCTCCTTATATACTATCGTGTTAATAATAGTAACGACTAAATGTATTCCCCGAATCTTTTGATCTCCCTACCGGGAACGCCAACTACAGTAGCGTTATCGTTTATGTGATCTATAACAACTGTTCCAGCTCCTAGCGTACAGTTTGATCCTACGCTCTTAAAGTTAATTATGACACTACCAGCTCCTATAGAAGTAGCTTCCCCTACATTGACATCTCCGCAGATTCTAGCTCCAGGACTAACCGTGCAATAATCCCCTATTGTACTGGACTGATTAATGGATGCAGCTGTGTTTACATGTACGTGGACACCAAGATTAACTTTAGTGGTTAAAACAGAATATGGACCCATTGTTAAACCATTTCCGTATTGACACTGTGTTCCAACTACAGCCGTTTCATGTATCAGATTGGCAGCACGTTCGATTCTATTTATATTTGATTCTATTTCTCTTCTTATTCTAGACGAGTTAATAGCTATTGTATATTTTAAATTTGGATATTTATCTAATAAAAAATTTATAAAAGATACATCACCAAGTAAATCGCCATTATTAACAGATGGGTCGTCGTCTAAATAGCCTATGACATTCCAATATTCATATTTATCAGAATGAGCCAGGTATTCTAAATCTCTAGAATGCCCACCAGCTCCGAATTAAAACTAAATCCATAATTTAATCTTTGAAAAATCGTTATCACAAATTCCATATACATTTATTATGTCTTCTGGTTTTTTTGGGAATAGTACAACACTGTTATTTAGTTTTTTAACTCCTGGAAAAGCCCATATTAAACCTGAAGATGTCATCGTATACTCATCTGTCTGATGCCAAAAAAAGTTAGCATTGGGGTAATCATTGAATAAAGATTCAAATGCTTCTGAATTCTTGCAATGTAGCCAGTATCTTTTATCTAAATAGTCTTTTATATTAATTTTATATTGAGCTTCATCATGACCTAAATACCAAGACCCATCAAATAGTCTAATGTCTATCTCTACATCGTATCCTTGAGATAAAGCTTCTTCAATATACTCTGGACTATTTTCTAGATCTTTTTTAATACCGGCGTAGTTGCCTCTATGTGCAATTAATTTCATTTTGTATAATTTTGTAAGAAATAGTTAAGGTCTTCTGGTGTACCAATTCCCCACATCTTTTCTATATTTTTTACTCTAATTTTTTTACCATCTTCTATAGCTTGATTGAATACAGGGCAAACATAAAACTCACCATTTGTTCTAATATCTTTATCTATCATTTGCTCCGCATATTTTACATAGTCGGAACCCTTTTTCCAGAAGTAAATGCCAACGGTAGCCAAATTGCTAATAGGTTTTTTTTCGGCAACTTCTGAAACAAATCCGTCTTCATTTAACTTTGCATAAGACCACTTGGGATGCGAGGCCTCAAATGTTAAAATTCCACCATCTATTCCGTCCGCATTAAAGGCGTACAGCGCCTCATTGCTATTCCATTCCACAAATTGATCTGAGTTAGCCATTATCAAAGGACTGTCATTATCTATTAATTCTTTTGCCAAAAGAGTCGTGCATGCTGCTCCCTCTGTAAGCGAATCAACTTGCACTATTTTGCAATTTGGGGCTATAAGCTTAAGCAAATACTGTAAATTGTATTTCTCATAGTGTTCTTTTTGCACTATGAATATATAATTTGCCTCAATGTTTAAATTCTCCACAACCACTTGAATCATCGGTTTTCCATTAACTTCTATTAAAGGTTTTGGAAATGTGTATCCAGCTGCTTCGAATCTACTTCCCGCTCCAGCCATTGGTATTAATACATTCATTTTTTCTGATCTCCAAGGTATATTTTTTTCTTCTTTTTGAGAAAGAATATTAATGATTTTATCAATTTTTTTAACATTTAAATCATCTCTATTTTCTACGGCAATTAGATTAGCTCCGCTATCTAAAGCCCCCTGTCTTCCTATGTGACTATCTTCGATTATCACACAATTTTTAGGTAGGGCATTACACGCAATCATGCATCGCCAATACATTTCCGGAAAAGGTTTAGTTCTTTTTACATCGTCGTTACTCATGAAGTAATCTACATACTTGATTAAGCCCAGCTTAAGAAGAACTAGTTTTACTGTGTCTCTAACGCTATTTGAAGCTACTGCTATTTTTATATTATTGTCTTTTATTCTTTTAAAATAAGAAATTAGTTCTTCATCTTGATATAAATTATCAAAAATCGACAATGTTTCTTCTTGTTTTTTTTGCCACACAGCATTGTGCAAATTAGCAGGTAGCCCTTTTGATTCTGATAATGTATTTAATTTCTTAGTTGTTGGTAGACCATCGTATATGCTTAAGTGCTCTTCTCTGGAAATTGTGTATTGGTCACCAAAAAAAGCAAGGGCTTTGTTTAGTGCGTGATAGTGGACTTCTCTGCTATCGAGAAGTACTCCGTCTAAATCAAATATAGCTAAATTATTCATATGATCACATTCTTAGTAGATAGTTTTTCTTTACGTATGTTTCATCATACGAACCATAAAAATCGCCCATAGGACCTTGCAAAGAATTGGTAACATCATAGCCTAACTCCCCCAATACCATACCTAGTATTCTTTCAGTTGCGCATGATTCATATTTATTATTTGGAAGTATATTAAAAAATCCACAATCAGATAGATCTTTCATTACCTGATCTTGGCACAACATCATCGGGCCGAAAACACCTTTATAAATACCAGGCACTCCATACCCTACGGACTCTCTCATAACTGAATCCGCCCATACAGACAGATCATTGTCATTTGCATCTCTGCCTATTGGAACCGGTGGAGAATCCCACCATCTTATAGTAGTAAGTTTGCTACTTTTTACAAAATCAATATTATCTTTCAATACAAGAGAGTCATGAATACAGTAATAAAAGTCTTCTTCTGGATTATTTTTATAACCTATGTTATAAGCCTCTAGGGCGTAATGCCTATTCTCAACATCATATATGACAACTGAAGAGTCTATGTCTTGAAAATATGATTTATCATTTGAATCAGAATCTACGATAACTATTTTTTCATTTGGATGAAAACGCATTATAGAATCAATGCATTCGAAAATAACAGGATAATTAGAGTCAAATTTACACGGTATTATAAACAAAACTACTCCTCATTGGTAAGCAGAAAGCAGCCAAAGCCTTCAGGCAGGTCTTTTATATCTATGCAATTGTCATAATCGTCAAAAGCGTGGGTGTATATTTTAGATAATGATGCTACCAGACTACGATGACCTTCTTCTCTATTCGGATTAAAAGAAGTATGCAAAGACAGTACCATTGGTATTTTTGCTTTCATTAAAGATTCTTCAAAAGAAGGTATTGCTATTGATTCATAACCTTCAATATCTACCTTGATTAACGAGTAATCGCCTAAGGAAAGAAGCTCTTCCATATCAACCCCATCTACTATTTCCCTACCTGGATTAACAGAATCTAATACTCTCGTCATTGAGTCACCTAGTTCAACACTAGGATCTATTGCTACTTGCTTGCTTGAAGAGAATGCCTTTTCCAAAAGAATAACATTTTTAAATTTGTTAGCTTCTATATTTTTCTGTAAAAAACTAAAAGCCACTGGATCTGGTTCAACAGCTATTACTTTTCTGGAAAGCTCCGCTGCATATAGGGTGTTTGGACCAATCCACGCACCTATGTCTAAGAAGTCTTTTTGTTTATTCAAATATTTGTCATATGCTCTGAATACAGAAGGCTCTGAATCTGGATAGAATTTTTCCCAATAGTCAAAACCTGGTGGTCTATGAAATAAATCATCATCTATTACATTAAATGTAAAATTATTTTTTTTAACTGTAATCTTTTCTGTCATTAGAGAAACCAACCTTCACTTCTTCTTCCGCCTATGTGGGTGACTAATGGTTCATCATATATATTTCCATAAAAACCAAATCTATAATCTTTATCTATAGAATGAACTTTTGTTGTAAACTCAGATTCTCCACCATGATCTGGCCAACCCATCTTAACCGTAGACATAGGATATAAGCATGGGTTTAATGTAAATAATCGACCATGTTGAAAGTAATCTTCTTTTTGAGAATAGTCTTCAAGATGTTGAAAGACAAATCCACCTACTGCTTCTTCAGGAGGATTAACAGAAGCGCGAACTAAAGCCATTTGAACAAGATGTGGATTCTGTCTTAATAAAAATGCCATGTGTGCTATGTCTATTGATTTATTAAATAGAAAGTCATCTTCTAAATGAAAAACGTAGTCAACTTCTGGGTTAACAGAACTCCAAGCTGATTGGACTGCTCCAGCCAATCCTCTTCTTTGTTCATGTGATACTATATTAAACCCTGGAAATCTATTAACCAAAAAATCATGATATCTTGGATCGCCAGAGTCATTAATGATTAACTTTTCAAAAAAATCATAATTAATTACTTCGTTAAATCTATCTATAGTTTGCTCAATGCAAGCTTGTCTTCCGTCAGTTATTACTACTAATGATATTTTATTCACAATGTTAGTTCCTTTATTGGTGCGGGGTCGTGAATTAAGGTTCCAGTATCTCCAGTTACTAATATGTTTTTTTCATAGAATTTTACTAAGCCCTCTAAGCCGTCTGACTCGTATACCTTGAAGTGCTCTGCCCAAGCTGCACCATTATATAAATCAGCTCCTTCACCAAGCGCCTTGCAAGATTCGTAAGCATTTAGTATTTTTTTCATAAAATGATCTAAGGATCTCCATTGAAAATGTCTAATCTCTATAAGTTGAGGACCAAAGATAATCTTATCATGACCGTAGTCATCTATTACAGTCTTGATGTTAGTGCCAATATTCCAACCGTTATGCTGTACAAAATGATTTCCATTTGAAATTCTTACAAAGCTATCGTCATCTCTGAACTTAAAGCAGCTTTTGTGATTTGTTGGAAGATTCCATTTCCATTGCATTGAGTGAAAGGGGGAAGTTCCAGGTTCATCGAATTCTGTGATTGAATGATTTGTATACAATACCTTATAAGCATCTACTCCATCTTGGTCCAACAGCTCGAAAGCCTCTTGCAAGGTCTTGTCGTGCGCATGCCAGATCTCATCAATATCAAACGGAATAACCCATTGAGCTCCATGGCTTCTAGCCATAGAAGCAAGATTGGTCATCTTGTCGGATTGAGTGTAGGCTACAACATTGTCATCTAAGATAATAATCTGAATATTTGGATTATACTTTGCTATGTTAGATTTAGCTTCTTCTATTTTTTGTCTAGTATCATCTTTTGAAAGATTATCTGCAATTATTATTCCGGCAGCACCGTTTGCAGCAAAGTGATACATCGTGTGATCAATAATATCACCTTCGTCCTTAGCCATCCCCACTGCCCAAAAATTAGTTGACATTTACATCCTCATTTCCTACTGGGGTTAATCCATTCGCCATATTCCATTGAACGGAATTCTGTCTGTACATTTTAGCCTGAAGCGGTTCGCTAGTATCTATTGGGTAGAAAGTGTATCCGGCTTTTTCTAGTCTATCATAAAATATAGAATCTGCGCCAGACCAGCACCATTCTTCGTCGTTCCATCCATCTACTGCGTCAAACGATGCTCTGCTTGTCATCACTTGGTTATGATCTAGCTTATCAGCACCACGTACTAGTGGTTCATCAAAGAATCTAACGCCTCTACCGTCAATTCCTCCACCATCGATATTATCGTTAGTATCTTTTACATGCTGTGCACAAAAGACTATGTCATGACCAGTTCGGTCTACATAAGACATCATCTTCTCTAGCATTGTAGGATAAAAATAATCGTCATCTGCTAAGTACATAAGATATTCACCATTGGAGAATCGTCTTACTCCTGTATTAATTTGAGTAGCATATCTAGCGGTTTTTAATCTGTCTTCTTCTTTTATATTTGAGTTGAAAGCTATAACATTATCTAATGAAACGTATTCCTCTATGATATTAATTACTTCTTGGTCAGAAGAATTATCGTCAGCTATTATTAGCTCAAAGTTATCATATGTTTGATTGATAACCGATTCTATGGCTCTAGTTAAATACTTTGCATTGTTATAACTTGTTAATACAACTGATACTTTTTTATTTGACACTTTCACTTCTCCATTTAATCATATTGCGAATATGTACATATTGCCACAGGATCCACATTGCTAAAAAACCAGGCTTATCAAATATTATAGAGTATATAACCCAAGGAAATGAATGCAGGGCAACTATCAGATGTCCATACCATTTCTTATTGCCCACTAAGTAGCTACCAGATACTCCTATGAGTTCCATGCTAAATAATATCCAAGTCCAAGCTGTTTCGCTCATATGTCTCTCTTCCGTTATATTGTGGTACAATTATAACACAGGGAGAGGTGCCAGAGCTAGGTCGAATGGGGCATCCTGCTAAGATGTTGAAGGTCTTAAAAGCCTTCCGTGGGTTCGAATCCCACCCTCTCCGCCATTATCTTTTCCAGAGAAAAGAAACATACATCATAACGACGAGAGTAAAAAACGTTATGTATAGCATATTAATCCTGAGTTAGAACTTTCATTATCAAAAAAGAAAGACGCATCAGATCACGGTTATCAATACTGAAAACGTAATCTGATCCGTCTCTTGCTTTAACATTGAATGTATGCGCTTTTACAAGCTCACCTTCAGTGTTGAGCATTGTTGCTTCTTTTGTTAGTTGGATCTGATCTATCATTGGCATAAAGCCACTGAAAGAATTATCTTCTGACATACTATATCCTGACTTAATCTTCTACTAGAATGTATAAATGATTCTGTGGATCTGATTCGTAAGCCCAAAATCTACTGAATATTCTTTGATCGTATTCAAAACCACCTTTTACAGCGTGATACATTGAGAATAGGTCAACTAATATGGTATCATACAAATCCCAAATCCACCACTTTTGAATTTGTTCGTCGTCATTAACGGTATTAAATATCCATTTTAGTATAATATTAAAAAGTTCAACATCTTCTTTTGAAGGTTCTTTATCATGAATAGTTATTAGGTCTTCTGATATGTTAGGACCGATTCTTAACATTGGCTCATGAGTATTTGGGTGTGGCTTAATTGCATCACGCGCAGGAAAATTACCATTAGAATCTTTAACTACTGCACCAGATAGAAACTGCAACCATTCTTTTGGCATCTTTTTCCATACGTCTCTAGAATTGATAAATCCAGTCATACCATGCCCAATCGGACAAGTTAACTCCCTCATGTTCCAAGAAGCTGCTACCTGAGGATTAGTACTCTTTACATGTTCTAAGTGCCATGGAATTAATATCTGATCTTTAGTTTTTTTTTCCTCATATAGATCAATTGTAAAAGTATGGTTTTCCATATTGATAGAAGAGATATGTTTCCATTTTAATTTTTCTGCAAAAACATTCATTAATTTTTCTTGTTCAGAAAAAGAAATGTTTATTTTATTAAATCCTAAAAAACCTTCAGATAAAAACATGTCTACATAATAATCGATATTGTCAATAATATCTTTATACTGACAATTCTCTATTTTTTTTATTACATTCATTTTATTGTGTCACTTTTTAGGACCAGCCATACTATTTCTTTTTCTTTGCTGCTCTCATATTATCTATAAGATTTGGATATGGTCTTCCTGCAGCTTTTGCCATTGCTTTAGCCGAAGCTTTTGCTTTAGGTGCAAGTTTTTTTGATTTTGATTTAGGATTTGGACTATCCCAAACCTGCTTATCTTTTGCCATTATTATTTTTTCTTATTCTTTCCCATAATAGACTTCTGAAGAAATGCTGGTAACTTCTTTTGTGCAGCTGTCATTCCTGCAGCCTTAGGTGCAGCTTTTGCTGGCTTAGCTATCATTTTTTTTGCGGATGCTTTTTTCATTGCCATTTTATTTTTCCTCTTTTGTTGTGTTATTTATTTTTTGAATTATTTCTTTTTGAAATGCCAGCAGCTTTTTTCTTAGCGTCTGCTTTAGAACTAGCACCCCAAGCATTTAATGATAATAGTAACCTAGTTGGTTTACCATTCTTATCTTTTTCTGGACCGGGCATTCCGCCCATCCTTGCTAAGAATGAAGCACGTCTTGGGTTGTCTCCAGCTTTTACTGGGGCCTTAAGATTCATACCATCTTTTTTAGCAGAGGCTCTACCCTTGGCATTTAATCCACCTTTAGGGTTTTTGCCCGCTTTTGTTTGCCATGTCGGTGATTTCGCCATTACTTCTTCTTTCTTGCCATTTGGATGAATGGTGGAAGCTTTTTTTCAGCTGCAGGAATTGCTTTTGATGCCTTCTTAGCTGAAGGATTAGATGTTTTTTTAGATTTCATAACAACTCGTCTTATCAGTTTGGCTTTTTCATCTTCTTGTTTGAAGAAAATGTTTCAGCAGTGGCTTTTTTTGTGCCGTACATCTTGTAAGCAGGAACAGATTTTGCGCCATTAATACTATTATCTTTTTTTGGCTTGCCTGCATTTAGAATTGTGTTATTATCTTTATTGGTTTTAGCTGCTTTGTTAGCTGCTTTTTTTGCTGCCATTTTATTTTCCTTTTTTATTGATCTTCCTAAGGGTCTTAGCAAGGTTTGCCTGCTGTACCGTCAACTTACTATATTTTGATGGATTTTTGGTTACGGCTGATGCCATACCCGCTACAGATTTATTGGCCTTTTTAGCCTTAGCAGTAAACGCACCTGGGCGCTTGATTGCTCCCTGAATCCAGTTTTTCTTATCTGCCATGTTGATTCCTTATAAGTTAAACAAGTAAGGGTGATACCATTATAGTACCACCCCCACCCACTTTTTATATTATAGCACGGATGCTATTAACCGATAGTCTTGCCCTTGGTATTCTTGATTGGGCGCTTAGCAAGATTCATTTGACCGGCAGATGCTGCTGGCTTAGGGGCTGATGTGCCCTTCTTTTCAATGGTCTTACCTTTGCTATTCTTGATAGGACGAACGCCCATCTTTGCTTGACCTGCACTTACGCTTGGTTCTGGTGCCGAAGTACCTTTTCCTGACATTTTCTTTGCCATTTTATTTTCTCCTTGTATTAATACTAGTATTATTTTCCACGATGAGATTTGAGATGTACATCTATCTTATCGTCGACCTTGTCAACTTGATCATCTAGGTGATCAAGTTTTTTATGTAAATGAATCATATCATCTTTTACATTTATGAGCAAATCTGCGACCACATTATGATCGCTTTTATTTTCTTTTCTTCCCGCTTGAACTAGGGATGCTAATATAGCGCCCAATGCAGCTATTAAAGAAACTATAATTGCCGAATCCACTGAAGTCTACTTCTTCTTAGAGATTTTTTTAGGAGCAGCTATTTTTTTTGCCATAGAACTCGTGTTCAACAAAATAGTACCAATTTGATAATCTTTATTTGAACTATTTTTTTGCGATGCCTTTTTTGCTGCCATTTGTTTTTTTTCCTTTAAATTTAGTTATATTGGTTTTAGTAACTTTAGGATTAGGCTGCAAAATACCCTTGAAATTAGTAGTCCCCATTTTTGGGAGTCCGCCTATAAAAAGTTCTTTTTTCTTAGCCATGAAAATCCCAAAAATATACTACTAGACATCTAAGTATAGTAATGTAAAAACAAAAAAATTCCCCCTATATATAGAATATAAGGGGAACTTTCTTTGAAATATATTAAGCTGACTTCTTAGGTCTGCCTTTTGGATTCTTAGTTTCCTTGGCAGGAGCAGCTTTTTCAGCCTTCTTAGCAGCTGGTTTAGGAGCTTTCTTTTTAGCTTCATCAACTACTTTTTTGCCCTCTTCAACAGCAGTCTTGACAACTTTTTCAGCTGCAACATCTGCTACTTCTGCAATTTCCTGGACGTCTTCAACTACTGAATCAATTATTGAATTAATAACTGAATCCTGTATATTTGAAGGTTTGCTCTTCTTAAACTTTAAAAGAAGACCAGTTACTTTCTTTGCTAATTTCTTAATCATGATTACCTCGTTTAGTTAACTTTATTTTGAATTAATTCAGACTATAGTCTATATCATATTATTTAAATATGCAAGTTTTTGACAAAATTATTTAGCTTGTTGTGTATCTTTAATTAGCTGATATCTTTCGCCAGTTTCTCTAGAAACAAGACCGAACCCATAGGCAGCTGCTTCTTTTACAGCTTCCGACAAGGCTTCCTTATCATCTAGAGACATTTCAGAAAGGGGAAGGGAGATCGCTGCGTAAACGTCAACGTTCTCAAAATTTCCTATATTAACCTTTCTATTAACTCCGCATATAAAAACGGGGTTCGTACTGATAGTAACCTCTCCGGCCAATGCACTAACTGCTTGGTCTAGTGGTGCGTCTGTGGATTGCTCCTGGGCTGACTTTGATATCTTAGGCATTTACTTCCTCTTTGATTCCTATTTGCTTTAGTGTTTCGAGTGTTTGTTGTTCAACGTTCATATTATCGGTATTAATTACCAATGTGGCTATCTTTTTTATATCTTCTATAGATTGTTCTGACTTGTGGGAAGCTTGCACCTCGTCCATAAGTCTACCATCTCTTTTCATCAATCTTTCGTCTAATGTTTCTTGAGATGCGTCAAAACAGATGACTATTCCGTTTGGCTGCTTGAGGATAGCCTCTGCTTCGTTTACGAAACGAACATCGGATACCAGAATCACTACTTGTGGGACTAAGGCATCTTCGTTGTCTCTCGACTCAGCAAAAAAAGATTTAATGTTTGATTTATATATCTGATAGCTTTTTCTTATTCCCCAATTAACGAAACAATTAGGATCAAAGTCCCTACATATATCTCCTGCTTTTTGGAGGAAAGTTCTAGGCTTAATACCTTCTGGCTCTATTGGCATAGAAAATACTTGCTCTACCATTTTAGTTAGATCCTGGTAATGCGGAACATTACCTATTGGCGATCCACCAAAAATTTCGTATAGAACATCATGAATTGCATACATTCTTCTCGATGCTTCATTATTTCCCTGTATGAGCTTCTTGGCAGATGCTAATTCATAAAGAGGAATTGCATAAAATATATGATCCCACTTTAATCCGTACTTGTTAGTCTCTAAGGAGCCTTTTGGAACTATGCTCTCAGCAACTGAAGTTTTACCGCTTCCAGCTCTACCAGCTAACCCAATTATGATTGGGTGATCTTGATGTCTTATGTATTGGTTAATCATAAGTAAGATTATATCACATCATCTTTTGTTTTGGGCGTTTTTCTTTTTTCCAAAGTATCTAGAAATTCATTAGCAAGAGCGTCGGGTTCCCATACGAAAGATCTTTCAACTTGTACAACCTTGAAATTAAATTCATCTCTAATATCTTCCACTGTCATCAATAACGGCAATAGAGAATCGTTTCTGCATTTCCATTTTCCGTTTATCTGATTAGCTACAACAGCTGAGTCTGTATAGATTACAGGGTTTAATAGATCTCCCATAGAGCAGATTAACAGACCAGCAATTACTGCTTCATACTCAGCTTCGTTATTACTCCTTGGGCCAAGACCTCTAGCAAACTGTGCAATCTTTTTTCTATTTCTATAGATAGTCGTTGCGCAAGCAGCTTCCCCTATCCTTTTTTGCCCCTGCCCTCTTGATGCCCCGTCACAAAAAACTTCTATAATCACCTAACAACCCTAACTAATTTTAACGTTGTATTTAATATTATATCTTTTTGCCATTTGGACTATATTCTCCTCTTGAGAAGGAGAACTAGCAATGTAAGTTGAGTTCAAAAGAAATCTTTGACTAGACAGTTCTACTTGCATTGGGAAATTTAAATCTTCCCTTTTTTCTGAATAAAACTCTTCTTTAGTTTGAACAGATTTGTAATGCGCAATATACATAAATTCTCCTAGTATGTACTAAAGTCAGACTCAGAGTAATACCCTTTAGATTCCCTAGAGGATGCTATTTGCATAGATTGAGCCTTGTCTAAGAGCTTTCTAGTGGATTCTGAAGATATTCTTGCAGCTGACTCCATAGACTCTGCTAGGTTTACAATGGCCTCAGAGGTTACTAGGGCCATGTATTCACTATCAGCTGCCTCAAGGGCGTTAGCTTCTCTCTCAGCCTCGTTCTTGCCCACTCTGTTAGCCTTGTAGACCTTCTTGTAACGGCCCTCAATGAGCTTGTATTGAGCTCTAGCCATTCCTGCGAAGCGAGCTACTCGACCGTACACGTTAGAGCTTCTAGCGACTAATGAGCTTAACTCTGATAGCGTGAGATCAATTGAATCCATATCTGGAATAGTAATGAAGTAATCCCCATTCTTATTCCCAGATGCGTAAGCTTCTATGACTTCTTTAATTTGTGGATCTATAAATTCTGCTAAAAGATCATTCAATTTCTGCATTGATTGCAGGTTCATTCTTACCTTCTTTTGCTTTAAAGAGATACATAATATCTTCTAGGTTAGATTTTATCACAATATCCTTGATCTTTGCTCTTATCTTGGATAAATGTTCTCTAACCGTATTCGGATGTTCTGTTATCTTCTTGCTTATTTCGCTTGACCTTAGATTATCAATATATCTCCATTTAAGAAGTTGCCTCTCTTGAACCGTTAGTTCGTTAAAAGGTGCTGCACATGTTTCCCCTAATACCCATAGTTCATTTACATCTTCTGTCACTAAGGCATCTTCTATGTCATTTTCTTGTGGGGGAGCTTTGAATCCCGGTGCTGAGCTGTCTTGATCATCTTCATTAGCTTCATCGTCTAATAAGGGAAATGTTTTTCTTCCTAACTGATCTATAAGAAGTGTATCTACATTCTTTTTTAATAGATAGAAAAAATAGCTGTAAAGAAATCCGCTAAAAGGAATTGGTCCCTTTTCTGAATCTTTCCTCTGGTATCTAGTGATGCACTGGAAGAATGTCATATCGACTGTTTGACGTACGTCCTCTTCATCGCCATATCTCTTGGCCATGTAAGTTATTCCGTCGAATGCACTCATTCACATGCTTGTATCCACCAGAGTTAAGTTGATTCTTCATAAGGGCAAACCTTACGTAGGAATCTTTAATAAATAAAGAGATAAACCTTCTTATGTCATAGTCGTTAATGTTGTATTTTCCGTGATACAACATTGTTGTATACTTAGTTAAAAAGTTATTAAAAACCTGCAGAAGTTCTAATTGTGCCTTCTGACTTCCGACCTTTAGCCTTAGCTATTAGTTCTTGCATCTCGTGTTCTTCTAAGTTATAATACTGCTCCTTATAAGCTGCCATTATTTTCCTTCCCAATTAATAATTTTGTTAGAATAAATTTTTCTGATATCCTCATAGAATATGACTTGAGGAATTTCTAGTTCCATAGCAAATTCTTTAGCGTTAGTTGAATACTTGCTAATTATAAAAGTTAACTTGTCGAATTCTTTTCTGTAATACCTTTTAAATCTTTTTATCTTTATCTTGCTTTTATCATCAAGATAACCCTTTAGTTCTATCCACGAATTATCTTTATTGATAAAGAAATCTGGAGTATACGCTTTCGTTCCGTTTTTGAATTGGGAAAGGAAATACAGTAGGTTCAAACTCAAATTTTATTTTGTATGCGTTAAGTATCCTTGCGAAGTTAGCTTCCCAGTTAGACCTCAGCGTCATGCCGAGATCTTCTCTGAAAGAAGTGTTAGTATGTTGGTATGAATTACCCTTGCCATTCCTTTTTGGGGCGACCTCTTTTATTATCTCCTCATCCATCTTGTCAGTCTTTGCTTTCTTAAAATTAGGATGTTGTTTTAAAGAAGAAATTTCCAGAAAATATTCTTCTGGGTTGATAATCACTAGGTCTTTCATGGTATCCTCTATACGTAATAATATTCACTATGATCCATTATAAAGTATAAATTAAAAAAAAACAAGAAATTTGTAACAAAAGGTTGCAAATCCGGAAAAAAGAAAGTATCATTCAGAATATGAACAAAACATTAGAAACACTCATCAGTAATGCAATCACCGAAATCAACGAGGGCGTCATCGACAATCTTACCGCATTTGGTTATACACACCAAGAAGCCACTAAGGTTGTTAGTGAATTTTCAGATTTCGATCTCGCAGCAAACGCTGCTCAGTTCCCAGTAACAGAAAGCGAAATTAGCTTCTAATTTCCACTTAGTAAAAACCCCCTCTGGAGAAATCCAGGGGGGGTTTTTTAATGTCTAAGCTTTTGCTCTTTGTTTATTCCTAAACACTCCTGTATTACACGCTCCTGATTTAGCGTGCTCACAGAACGAGCATGTAAAGGTGTTCTTTGTTGGATGAAACGAATTGTCATTAACAACTTCTAATATAGATTCTATTAATTTAACTTTAACATTTTCTATGTCTTCTTTAGAGAAGTCGTGAGATTTTCTCTTACCAGATCTTAAATAATAAAGCTCTCCAGTTATGTTCTTGTCAGGAAATACCTGAGACAAAGCTAGAGCGTATATACCTAATTGAAGATTGTCTTTTATTCCCTTTTGGGATACTTCCCATTTTCCAGTCTTATAATCTATTATCTTGATAGAGTCTTCACCTATGAAGTCAATTCTATCCATATAGCCTACAACAAAATAATTTCCAATAACAAAACTAAAACCATATTCTTTATCGTATATATTAAAATTAACATCTTGATATTCATCGTAGAACTCATCTAGTATTTGACTGCCAACAGATATAAGTTCTTGTGGTATCTTATTTTCAGGATCGTATATTGCTACATTAGATATATATGAATCTATTAATTCTGTATGATCTACTTTTTTATCGTTATCTAAACATTCTTCTAATACAGAGTGAACTATATTTCCGGAGAACAGCTGGTTCATTGAATGAACGTGGCTCCTTTTGAATGTAGGCATAAAAATATTTAGACGGACACATCTTATATGTATCTAATCTAGAATAGCTAAAGTCTACTAATGATAATTTCTCTAAATCAGTTAACTCATCTAATGACCTAATCTTAATCAACTTTTCTCCTTAATAGAATTAATTTTATCATACGTTATTATCGTTTCCCTCATCAGCGGGATCGAATATTATATTACCAAGCTTGTCACGCTCTACGCCTATCTGGTCTATAGTATGACCAGTATATTTATTTAGAAAGCAGCTTTCACCTACGGGAACCCATCCTGTGTTACCAATTTCCATGAAATCATCTTCAAGATATGGATACATCTTCATCTCCTACTTTGATGGTGCATTCTGAAAAGTCTTCTATGTTGACATAATAGTTAAGCACTGTATAAAGATTTTTTAATTCCTTTTCAGTAAAGTGCAGACCAACTACTCCAACTTGCAAAAAGTAATTGTTAGAAAAACCTACAATAGACTCTTCATATTCTATTAATGTGACATTATCTTTTACTATTCTTCCAGCTTCTCCTCTTAACATTTCTAATCCTCCGTTATCATAATTGGGTTAAAGTATGGGTTATCCATTTTTTCTCTCATATCATTTACGTACGAATCCCAGTCTCTTTCGTCTTCTGTCTGCTTTTCGTATTTAACCTGTCCTTTGAATGGATTAGTCTTGAACTTAGTCATAATTAATCTACCCTCTTGGGTTTTCCATCTAAGGTTTCCATTTTTGCAATCGCAGTAGTCTTCGTGATCTGGATCGACTTTTCCAAGTGGATCATATCTTCCACTGCACTTGTTGCATTTTGTGTATCTACCTTTATCCGCACATCTGCTGCAAGAAAAGCACACTGTCCAACACGGTTTATCAGTCGGATTTTGGTAAGTTCCTGGTATTGTCATTTTAATTTCCTATCTTGACTATTTCTTTAAGGTTATCTTCAATTTTTAATGATGTTGTTTTCTTAAATCTAAAGACTATTCTACGGTTATCTTCTACATATTCAATATAGACATTTGCAGAACCATTTGCGTTTTCTATTATATCATAAAGTTGTTTTACCAGCTCTAACGATGGAGGATTAGAAAGAAGCAACTTGATAGATTTTGTATTTATTGCTTTATCTGTATCTATTTTTTGTGAACTATTATAAAACATTTTAACGATAGACTGCTCGTCATCATTTTCCCTACTAACAGCCCCAGTAAGAACCACAACATCTCCTTGGGCAAATTCGTTATCCTGGATGTCTTTAGCTTCTCTTGGAAAGATTATAACTTCAATTTCACCAGACAGATCTTCAATGTTTAACTTAAACATCTTTTGACCCTTTTTGGTTATTATCTTTTTAACGCCTGTTATAACTCCACCTATTTTTACATTAGCTCCGTTGTTGATATCAAATAGATCAATAATCTCTTTGTCTATCATTGGTCGAACTACTTCGGCCATACCCTCCATTGGATGCTTAGAAACGTAAATCCCTAGCTCTTCTTTTTCTTTTTCTAAAATTGCCAATTCATTTTGTCTATTGATATCCAATTCTTCATCTACGTATATCAGCTCATCAATGGCACCAGAGTAGGTTAGGTGTTCTAAGGTTGACTTCTTCAAGATTGCTGAATCGCATCTTCTAAAGAAATCATACATATTTACATATGGCTTATCTTCATCTCTGCAATTTATTATTGCTTCTGCGATTGAATCACCAATTCCACTTATTGCGGATAATCCAAAAATAATATTATGATCATCTAATACGTTAAAGTCTTTTCCTGATTTATTAATAGAAGGAGTTCTTACTTTAATCCCAAGTTTTCTGCAGTCAGATAGATATAAAGATTGTTTATCTTTATTTCCAACTACAGAGCTCATCAATGCTGCCATATATTCTGCCGTGTAATTCATCTTTAGATAAGCAGTGACGTAAGATATCATTGCATAACTTGCAGCGTGTGCTCTGTTAAAGCCATAACCACCGAAGTATTCAATGTCTGAATAAATTTTATTAGCTTTATCTTCAGATATTCCAGAAACGCTTACGCATCCGTCTACAAACTTCTTTCTAAACAAAGAAATTTTATCCATTTGTTTTTTTCCGATAGCTTTACGCAAATCATCTGCTTCAGCAGAAGAAAATCCAGCTAACTCTCTAGATACTCCAAGAACATCTTCTTGGTATAACATGATGCCTAAAGATGGACCTAATACTTTTTCTAATTTAGGATGGTCATAAACAATCTTACTTCTGCCGTGTTTTCTATCTATGTATAATTTATCCATGCCAGAACCCATTGGGCCTGGTCTGTAAAGTGATATCAACGCCATGATGTCTTGGATATCTCGTGGCTGCAATTGAACCATGAGTTCACGCATACCAGCAGACTCCAGCTGGAAAACTCCTACAGCATTACCCTTGGCTAGCTGATCGTATGTTTTTTGATCATCAATTGGGATTGTGTCTACGTCAATATCTATATTCTTATTTCTCTTAACTAACTTTATACAGTTATCTATTACCCCTAAGTTTCTTAACCCCAAGAAGTCAATTTTAAGTAGACCACATTGTTCTACTCTACCCATATCCCATTGAGTTACTATTGGGCTATCTACTCCTTTTTTCATGATAGGGAGATACTCAGTTAATTCATTTTTAGATATAACTATACCTGCAGCGTGAATGCCAGTTTGGCGAACTAAGTTCTCTAAACCAAAAGCTGTATCTATGACTATCTTTGCATCTACATCTGAATTGTATAATTGAGAAAATTCAAAAACGTCCATGCAGTCTCTTAGTGACTTAGATACACCTAGTACTGGTGGTGGAACTAGTTTGGATACTTTATCACCTGTAGAGAAATCATATCCAAGAGCTCTTGCAGCGTCTCGTATCGACTGTCTAGCACCGGTTCTGTTAAACGTACATATATGGGCAACGTGATCACTACCATACTTTGTGCGCGCATATTCAATTACCTTATCTCTGTGCCTATCGTCAAAGTCTAAGTCGATATCGGGCATGGACTTTCTTCCTTCTACGAGGAATCTTTCAAACATAAGTCCAAACTTAATTGGGTCTAAGTTAGTAATGTCAAAAGCATAGGAGAGAACGCTACCGGCAGCAGATCCTCTACCCCATCCGACCCTAATATCATTTTCCTTAGCCCATCTAACCAAGTCTGAGACAACTAAGAAGTACTCTGGAAAACCCATTTCCTTAACTACTTTTATTTCATGATTAGCTCTCTCAACTATGTGCTGAGGTAATTCATTGCCGTATCGTCTTTTTAAACCATCCCAAGCTAGTCTTTCAAAGTAATCTACAGATGTTTCTTGCGTTGGAATTGGGAAATTAGGGAAGTGTATATCTCCAAAGTTTAAATCCACATCAATCATATCGTTTACATGCATGGTGTTTCTAAGAAGTTCGTCAGAAAATATAGAAGCCATTTCATCATATGATTGCAGATAAAACTGATCACCAGAAAAAGAAAATCTATTAGGTGTATGTATGTTTGAGTTTGTAGCTACACAGAGCATTATGTCATGAGCATTTGCATCGTTTTGATGAACGTAATGACAGTCACCGGATGGAACTACTTTTGCGCCAATGTAATTAGCTAGTCTAATTAGATCAGGTATAATCGAAAGCTGTTCTTCAATTCCATGGTTTTGAATCTCTATGAAATAGTTTTCTGCACCTACAATTGATTGCATCGTTGTAGCATGCTTTAATGCAGTATTATAATCTTTTCTTAAAAGAGCTTGAGATACTTCTCCGTTAAGACACCCAGATAGAACTATAATGCCGTCTGAGTGTTGTGATATTAAATCGTGATCTATTCTAGGCTTAACGTAGTAGCCTTCGGTAAAAGCTCTAGATGACATCTTAATAATATTGTGATATCCAGTATTATTCTTTGCCAAGATAGTTATATGGTATGGACCTCTTTGTTCCCACTCATTTTTTGAAGGACCAGATCTTTCTTCTGGATCTCTATCAAATCTACTTTTTCTTGCTTGATAGAATTCAGATCCAAGGATAGGTTTTACTCCTGCAGATTTTCCTGCGTCATAAAAATCTAACCATGAATGTATGTTTCCATGATCAGTAGTTGCCAGTCCAGTCATTCCTAATGACTTAGCTCTTTCTAGATATTGCTCTACACTACCGTGTCCATCCAACATGGAGAATACGGTATGATTATGTAGGTTGGTCCAGTTTTTCACTAGAGGCCTCTTTCTCTATCTAGCTGATTTATTGCCTGATCTCTTTGCGATCTCATCACTATGATTACGACTCCTCCACAATATTTGCAGACTGGAGGAACTCCGTTCTGTGCAAAAACGCTTCTAAACATTGTGCTATCCATTTGATCTGATTTACATTCGGAACATAGCCCAATTGCATCGTCTTCTTGATTACTCATGATTCACCTCCTTTTTTGTTGAATATGCAAAACGTACTGGTGACGGTGATGACTTTTCGTTTGTTTCAAAAAACTTACCATTTATTTTTATCCATTTATTTTTTTCTTCCAAAGAACATTGACCACATCCAACACCAGCTGCGTTTGCTCTTTCGCAGGTAAATGGTCTACCGCCTATTCCCATATCTCTTCTTTTTATCCAGTCATTAATATGAGCTGTAGATTTAGATATATTATAGTCTTCGCAATAGCTCAATATCTCATGTAAATATTGTACACCCTCTTCTGAATAAGTTAATATAGAACATAGGAATAATCTTGCTTCATGCTCCAAGTAGTGCTTTTCTTTTGCCTGGTCATATAATCTTTTAATAGATGGGCATTTGTCTAAAAGTTTTTCTTTTTCAAATACTTTTTCTGACTCTGAAAATGTTTTATTTCCAGAAGATCCATATTGATTAAAATGAGCCAAAACATCTCTTGGCTTATTCTTTAAATCGTCCACCTGAAGGACGTAATCGGCGTACCATTGATTTGCTGTACTAGAGAATTTTTGGTCTTCTACTATAGGTTCATGGTATTCTGAACTATATGATCTAACTGCTTCTATATTTGTAAATAATAGATCTTTGCTGATAATAGTTTTATATAAACCAGTATCTTGATGTTTAGTTCCTGCAAGTCTCCACATTCTTCTTGGATCGTAAACGCTAAAATCAAGTGATGTTAATTCTAATTTTTCCTTAAGATCTGTTGCGATATGCCTAAAGACAATTGGAAGATTGTTACCTGGGTTTATGCCCAGTGCTATTACTTCACACTCTATGTGAAAACCCTTTTTACCAGTGAAGTAAACTATAATAGATTCATCTGGAATAAATTTATTTAAATGAGAATATAATTTTTTTACTTCATTATATGAAATATTCATATCATCATTATCTATATCAAAATAAAGAGAACCAAATCTAATAGCTGTTTGTAAATCTTCTGAATTAAATCTCCATACAGAAGTATATATTCCGGTATCGTCATATTTTTTCGAATATGCATTTACTCTACGTAAATCGTAGAGCATGTTTCCGTCTTGATCTTTTTCCCTAATAACACGCTTAATGTTAGGTATGTACCTAGCTAATTCGACATACTGCCATTTAGAGTAAAATTTATTCTCTGATGATATCTTCATTCTATTTTAGCTTTTCCAATTTCGTCTTTTATATTCCACAAGACAACTTTTACATCTTGATTCATATGCTCGCTATAAGACCTGTAGTATATCGACTCTTGTATGTAAAACTCCATTTTTTCTATGGCTATAGTTCTAGCAGACATAACATCGTCGCTATTCATTTTATTCTTCCTTCTTACCTATAGTCCATCTTTCTTGGACTATATCATCTCCATCAGTTATGTAGTGTAGTTTAGAAGCTAGGTTGTCCGATATGTGGACTATGATATCCAGGTAAGTTACAGGGACAGTTTCAGGGACTGGAGACCAAGGGCCAAGGTGACATCTTACTAATCTCATTATAGACTGGACTGTATCTTCATCTATAAATAGGGTTGAAGAACTAGATTCAGAAGAATACTTCTTATCATTTTCTTGACATTTTTTAACGAACATCCCCACAGTGTAAGGATGAAGTGGATCATACACAAAAGACTTTGGATCTTCAGAGTCTGGATCTCCTACTCCTTTGGTTACATCGTGCAGCAAGCATGCGGCGTAGACAAGATCTCTTTCACTTGATGTTAGAGAGTATGAATCGCTTATAACCTTAGAAGCTCTTACTACTCTTTTTGTGTGTAAAACATTTCCACCATAGTTATGCTCATCGGGTGGATGATACCTACCGGAGAAGCTTGACGGTATAGACCAAAACATTTTAGATTGAATTAATATTGATCTTACAAAAGACCTAATACCATGATTCTCAATCATATTAATCTCGGTGATCAGAGGAGATAATATAGTATCCTCTTCATCGTTAGAATTAAATACCGGCTCATCCTTTAACAGATCATCTAAAATAGATTTATTGTTCATCATCATCCCATTTCAATGTTAACATTTGTATCTTGTCATATGTTGATTGTATTATATCATTGATAAATTTTTCTGGTGTTTTTTTAAAGGAATAAGCTATGGCGTTTAGCTGATCTGTTTTTTCTTGATCAAGCATTATCCCTAATCTACTTTTTGACATTAACTGCTACCTTTGTATTAGGAGTCCATTTTGAACACGGTTTATCAAACGGACATTTCTTACAATACCAAGTTAAACCTCTTCTTGGAATAAACTTTTCAGTATCATTTATTTCTTCACCCCAAAATTTTAGTGCAACTAAATCATCTTCCAGTATTTCATACTCTTGAAAATCAGTATTGGAACTTAATAGATCACAATACCCAACCTTTAAACTGCTTACTTTAGTTGGGTTCTTGTGGGCAAAAGCTGCGTATAAAGAACTAAAGTCAACCTGATACATATTTTGGTGATTATTTTTGAAGTTAAACATCAACTTCATCACAAGGTAATGCCCTTTATGAGAAAGTATAATATCAAATCTATCTTTTATTTTAATATTGGGAGTTAAAGGTATAACAAAGTCTTCGTTAATTGCTATAGGAATTGATGAAGAGTCAGAGAACGATTCATAAAAAGAAAGTAATACTGCTGCAGCTTTTGTGGTAAGGCTAGCATTGTTGCCGTATGCGCTCTCGTGCTGTTCCGTCATTATGTCATAAGAAGAAACATCACCTGAAAACCATAACTTCTCCCACCTATTTAGCAGAGAAGCGTAAGAAGGGGTATATCCACCTTGCTTCTTGTAGAAGAAGAAGTATATTATATCTTTTATTGTATTCTCAAACTTTTCAGCTATTAGGTCTCTTCCACCTATTGTCTCTGGCAATTGTTCTTCATGTCTGTAGCTATACAGCAAAGAACATGTTTGAAAGTCTTTAATTGATTTAGGGGTAACTAATTTCATTAGCTAAATAAACCTCCATTTAATAGATCGTCTAGGATTGAATTAGAATCATAAGTTTCCTCTGTTACGATCTCATAATCCTCATATATCTTTTTGGCATCTACGTATCTCACCAGAGGTGGATCGTACACAAACGTAGAACCAGTTATTCTGTTTTTAGGAATTTGCAGCTGCATGATTGTATCATCTTCTGTTTCATCGCCACTTATAAGTCTTTTTTCTGTAATAAATATGGTTACGGCACACTTTTGCTGAATAGCTAAAGATCCACCAGTGTCCGACTGCTGAACCACTTCACGCTTTTCCTTCATTCTATTAGAGTTCTCTTGTGCGGTAATGATGAGAACACAGTTCATATCTCTAGCCAACTTTTCTAGGCGAACCATCATCTCTTCAAACTCACCCCAACGGGCTTTTCCTTTACCCTTGGTAAACATAGACTGAATTGTATCGATTACTATTACGTCAGGTATATCTTTTCCATAACCAAGAATATCTCTAAGCCATTTTTCCAAATCTTCAAAATAAGGAGTATCAGGATCGTGTTTGACCATCAGACGATCACCCCATTCTGCTAACTTTGATTTAAACAAATTTGAATACTTTAATTTGTCTTCCGGAGACCATCTGTCGGCATTGGCATAAACATTTTGTCCGATAATCTGAGTCATTAGGACTCTTTCCCAGTGAGACTGAGCCTCTTCAAAGTTGACATACAGAGCCCTATAGCCAGAGCTAACCCAGTGGTTGACTAAACACTTAGCAAACGTACTCTTACCCTTCCCAGAAGGGGCTATAATGGCGTGTACGGCCCCTTTGAAGAAGCCCCCCTCATCTGTGTACCCCATAGCTCTATTGAGCGATTTAAACTGCGTTGGCATGAAGTCTGGAACGTCGAGTAAGTTGTCTACTCTATCTATCATCTGATTAGCTGTAGTGACAGTGTCTAATGGATTATAGTCAGATTCATTTTCTATATCTTTGATTAAACCAACAAGAACATTGATTCTCTCTATCTCTTGGTCACTCTTGGTTGACTTATTGGATATTAAGAACTTTAATTCCTCTATATAATTTAATTGCTTTTTCTTAGAGGCTTTATGATTAACTACCTTTGACACTGACTCTTTATTGGACAGCTCTAAGTTCATCAATATAGACATCATTGACTCAACGCCAACTGAGCCACCCAGTGCATTATAGATGTTTGTTTCTGATTCTATCCAAGTCTTAAAAGCCATTGGATCAACTACTTCTAGTTTAGTTAAATCATGGAAAGAAACAAGTGCCCCATAGAACTCTCCAATACCTTTTTGATTATGCAAGAAACCAACTTCTTCAGGAAGTATATTTTCCTTAAAGAATTGTATAGCACCAGGATCCTTAAATGATAAGGCGAATAGTTGATACTCTATTGGGTACTCTTCTATGTTGGTTTCTTGATCAGTCACTGGTTTTTCTTTCGCTGTTTTATAGCTCGATAAACTTGTTTTTTATGTTCGCTGTTTTTCTTCTTCTGCTGTTGATAGAAAGCATTTTGTGATAGTGGTTTCTTAGCTGGATTAGACTCTGCGTTTTTCCAATCACTGGATCTTATTGCTTCTATCATCCTAGAGTATACAGACTCTTCGGTCAAAAGATCGTTATATCTAAAAACAATAAGTGCAATTCCTTGTTCTTTACACATCTCAACTTTTTTTATGTCTCTTTTTTGAGCTTCTTCAAACTCATATTTAGAATCAAAAAATCTTTCAGTGTAATAGAAGTGTTGTCTTCCATGAAATTCAGCTGCAAGTTTATAACTAGGACAGTATACGTCCAATCTAAGCTTATCTCCCAAATGATGCTCGTTTATTATCTTCTCATTTGGGAGAAGCTTCTTCATTACAGCGGTTAATGCGGACTGACCTCTTGAGCTTTTTTTTCTTTGCTCTTTAATCCAGGTAAGACCTAGCTGTGCTATCTTTTTGTTCAAATCTTTAATTGAAAGATCTACTTCTTTAGCAATTGCTGGTAAAGATAAATCAGATTCTAAAAGTAAATCTACAAGAAAAAGATCATCGTCTTGATCTATCTTTTTTTTCATTTTCTTTTTCTCGTACACTATTGATGTAATTGGTTCTTGCAAAAGAAAATACCTTACCTAGATCTATCATTGACATGTTAAGCTCATTCCAGATCTTATGAGGAAGAGCAGAAGATAACAATGGGCAATCGAATAAGCAGTAGTCAACTTTGCCATCAAATTTAGCTATTGACTCAAATATACTATCTGACTTATCGTAAAAATCATTATAAGGAACACTAATTACCTCCAAAGGAGCTCCTAGTGTTTTGTTGATAATTTTTCTATCATGAAAACTTACTATAATAAATGAACTGTACCTAATGTAGTGATCTACAAATGATTTAAATATAGGCTCATCAGTGCTGTAATACTGCTCTAGCGTAGTAGAGTCATAATAATTATCATCTTTTAATATTGAAGAAAAAGCAGATATATTATCTTCTTCTCCAGAATATATAAAAGCAGGGGGTAGACCTTTCATATAATTCTTATCTACTATGTTAAAAGAGTTTTGAATTGACCTAGTAAAATATTTATTTGGTCTTTTATCTCCACTAATAGAATTCCCCATAGCCATAAGAGCTGATCTTGGAAAGTTAACAAATGCAAATTTTTCTTTGCTATTCATTTTTTCGGTAAGAGCCGTAATTGTTTTAGCGTTGTTTAAAATAATCATTTGTTTTTCCTATATCCCAAAATTACCCCAGTCAATTAAGACTGGGCTTTCATCTATTATTGAATTAATGTGATCTAAATTATGAAAAGCTCCGCCATCTAATGTGGAATATCTATCAAATTTTATTTTCTTGTCTTCATCTTTTATATAACCAAGATGTTTCATTGCAAGACCTGAATCTGTCCAGTAGTTTCTCTGTCTTACCCAATCCACAACATAGCTTGGTTCTGATCCACAAGCTAACTTACGATTTAAGAAACCACCATCTTCTTTATATCTAAATAATCTAGAACTGTTTGTTGGGGTCCATGCTTTATCAACTCTATACTGAGTTTCATTCCACATGTGGTAGAATTTAATGTTAACTACGTCATAAGGAGATACCTTAACTACGTCTTTTAACTCTGCATCTGATACGTGATAAAGCATTTCGTCACAGTCTATAGCAAGAACCCAATCGCCCAACTTAGCAAAGTTACTTAAGTTGCCCCAAGCAAAAGCTCTTAGCTGCCCTTCGTGCTCAACGAACATAGGGTTAGGTGTCTGAAAAACTTCACAGTATTCAGATGCTATCTCCATAGTGTTATCATCAGAGCAATCATCTGTAAATACTATTTTATCTACTTGTGTAGATAGTCTTTCTAAAACTTCTTTAAGAAATCTGTTGGATTCATTTCTTCCAACCATTTGTGCAATAATCATATAACCTCTTTAAATAAAGAGAAGTGGGAGAGTTTTCCCTCCCACTACCCTAGTCAAATACAGAATTAAGCCTCTAGCATATCACGTGCGTCGATTGCAGAGATGCGATCGATTTCCGTGTGCTTGGACAATACTTCGCCTGTGACACCGCGACGACCCATAGAGAGCTTCTCGGCATCTGATTTTGAATTAGCCTTTACTAAGGCAGTGGTTGTAACCTCAAAATACTTGAACTTGTTTTCTGACATTGTATTCCTTTTTCTTGTGGCTTTCGCCTGTTAATATGACGATTTAATTATATCAGTGTTTGTAGAAATAATCAACTAAATATAAAGTGTTATTTTTTAATATTTTTATTCTGGATTAGTAAAATAGTATCCACCATTTTTCCATCTAGCATATTGATCATCGGTTCTATTGAACATCAGTTTTATTGTATCCGATACATTTGGAGCATTTTCAACCGCTGATTCATGAGCAAACATATTGCAATAGTGTCCTATCAAAGATTTACGAGTAAGATCCTCGTTTCTTGGATTTGCTCCTCTATGTATCAGTCTCCCATGCCAGATAATTGCATCGCCTTTTTTGGGAAGAAATGAATATATTTCTTCTAAGTTTCTTTTATCTGCAATCAATTGTATTTTTTCATGATTTGGAACAAGATCTTTGTTTTGGTCAGATGCAAGATGTGTATATTCAGCATCTATATCCCACTTATGAGAACCTGGTATTAATTCAAAAGGACCTGAATCGGGGTGCACGTCTTCCAATGCAACCCATATTCCAATATAGTTTTCTCCAGCAATCGGATTTGCAAGACCTCCTGAATCTTGATGCCAACCCTTTCTTGTCGAAGTTAAATACGGTAGCTCCATATGAAGAGCCACTCCTTTGTCTATAAGCTCTAGACCATTCTGTAGAGATTCGTGACATAATATATCTAAAGACTCAGGATGATCAAGATAATTAGTGTACCCATCCCAAGCTCTTAAAGCTCCCAGTTCATCAGCTTCAATATTCTTCTCCATTACCTGAAGATAACGATCAATGTATTCTTCTTCTACGGCATTTTCTATGACAACAAATCCATTTTGTTCATAAAAATCTTTACTGTATTCAAGTTCCATATATTTTCCTTTCTGTAAATTAAATCGGTTGAAGAATTTTTTTATTCTCTCCAAAGCCATTCTGGGTTTTGCTTGGTCCACTCTACTGTTAACTCTAGGGATCTCTCTAAAGGCATTGGAGCTACCCATCCAGCGTCTGCAAGCTTTGTCCCGTCTAGAGCATAACGAAGATCGTGTCCTGGTCTTGTTGTGTGGAAGTCTTGAAACTCAAACTTAAGCTCTTTACCCCAGTACTTTGCTACGAGTTCTGCCATCTCTAAGTTATTAATTTCTCTCTCACCAACAATATGATACTTGTCTGGTCGATCTGAATCAGGGTAAGAAGTTGCTGGTAAGTTGTTGAGAATATAGACTAAAGCATCGGCTTGGTTTCTTGCGTGCAAGTAAAATCTTGATCCAATGTTTTCAGCAGTACCGTGAATTGTCATTGGTACATCTTTTTCAAGACAATACATAATTTTAGGAATGAACTTTTCAGGGTCTTGGCGCTCACCAATTATGTTCATCGTATTTGTAATAACTACTGGAACTCCAAAAGTTCTCCAATATGATATACATACTGCTTCTTGAGCAGCTTTAGAGCCAGAATATGGATTAGATGGAAGTATTGTATCCCATTCCTTATGAGCGTAGCCCTTTGGTGCTGGGCCATATACTTCATCTGTAGATACTTGAAGAAAAACTTGAGGCTTTATTTTTCTAGCAAGTTCTAGCATATTAACAATTAAGGCAACGTTATTAATAACAAATGGAGCTGGATCTGTAATCGATCTGTCTACATGTGAATCTGAAGCCATTGATATAATATAGTCAATATCTCCTATTTCTTTTATCATTACGTCTGAAAATGGAACAGTTAAATCGTGCGTAACTAATCTAACTCGGTGCTTATTCTCTTCCCAGCATCCGATAGAGGTTATTCTGTCTGTGACACCACGATGACGAAATGAATCAGTTATCACTACATCCCAATCGGTAGTCTTTAGAATATGCTCTAATGTATGGTGTCCAACGAATCCACCAGCTCCTGTTAATAATACTTTCTTATTCATTTTTTTCTTTCTTTCAATTAATTGGATAATGAATAGCTATGTATTCTATAGCTTCTTCAATATTATTTACTATTTTTGTAGCCATATACTTCATGTATGGGCGATCTTTATTCTGGTTAGAACACATAACTATGGTTGGCTGATCATGCATCTTCGCCCAAGCCATCTCATAGTCAGTTCCTATATATGCACGATCTTCCAACATATATTCAACTAAAAGTATATCAGATCTTTTTTGCATAAAGAGATTTTTTTGAACAATCTCTTCCGGAAACATATCGTCATCTTCCGGTATAGACGTTGGGTCAAAAACTTTATAGCCACGTTGTGACAACATAAAAGTAGATTCTTTTCTCCATCCTTTTGCGTAGTCACCAACATAGTCCATAGCACCAGCTAAATAAACAGTAATACTCATACTGGCCAAAAGTATTCTAAATCAACTGGCTCGTCAAAAAACTGAACATAATAATTATAGTCTTTTCTTAGCAGATTTGATCTATGTGATCTATGAAAATCGTCTTGTCCATACCATGGTGGCATAATAACTTCATCCTTTTTCACTTCTTCAAAACGCATGGTATTTTTATACCCGCGATTCATCCACTCTGCTATAGTGTGGTTTTGATATACCTTTAATGCTTCTTCGTAACCAGTCCACATGCGAGTGACTGGATGATTGCGCCAGCCTTTCGTAGGCGTTCTGTCGAGTAATATATTAAGAACTTGAAATGTTTCAACACGTTGTTTTCCTAACCGTCTATAATCCAATACCTGAACTGATTTAACCATATCTGGATATGGCATAAATGTTTGCATTAGCTTTCCTTTTTAAATTCCTGGAATGTTTTATCACCAACACCAAAGTATTCTCTAGCTAAACCAGATTTTACGATAGCTTCGTTTAGACATTCTCCTGCTTCGTTCCATACTCTAGCAAGGATTCTTCCATATTTTTCATTTTTATCAAGAATTGTTTCTATTTTAACTTTTTTACCGGCAGCTGTAATCCATTGGTCGGTAAACTCTTTTGCAGCAAGTCCCATTTTCTTTTCTTCAAGATTTGTAGTACGGCTTTCCGGCGTATTCACGCCATAAAGTCTTACGCTTTTTGGCCCAAACTTTACTTCAAAACCAAGATCAACTACGATCTTAAAGGTGTCTCCATCTACTACTTTAATTACTTCTGCATTGTATAAATATACATTAAATTTTTCTGTCATTTTAATCTCTTTCTATTCCTATATGATCACATGCTTTTCTAAATATTTCTCTACTTATAGGGAAATAGGAATCTGCATGACTGACTCCTTGACCTGGTTTTGGTGTCGATGCGTGCCAACTGTGCCCTATCGAAACACTTCCATCGTAAACTACATTATACCCTAGATGTCTAGCAAAATATGAACACCAAGTTTCCTCATAATAGTGAGGGGTAGGAAGAAATGCCCCAATTGCGTCTGGGTATATTTCTCTATATTTTTCATTATTAGTTAGTGCGTCCCATACTTCTCTTCTAACAAAATAGGCAGATCCTGAAACTGTAACGCACTCTATGCGATCTCTATAAGCGGTATCTTGCGGATCAGGCTCTCTCCATGCTCTATGCTTTGGTTCAGTATTAGTTCCGATAATTCCGGCATGGGTGATATAGCCTTGTTCATCTCTTTGCTTTGGTCCAAGAATATGGATTTCAGGATTCTCATCAAAAATCTGTTGAATCTTATAAACATCTGAGCTTGTCATCCAGATGTCTCCGTTTAGTACAGCTACTATGTCAGAAGATGTTTTACTTGCCATATAGTTTATAGCTGCAGAGTATCCTATATTCTTTCTAAGATAAGTTCTATCTATTTGATATCTTTCTTCATTTTCCCTAAGCCATGGAATAAAGTCATCTGTTGACTCATTATCCATTATTTGAAGAGTCCATACTTTTTCTACTGAGTCTAAATCGGAATGTAACACGTCCAGCATTCTTTGCAGAAGCGGTCTTGTATTATAGTTAACTACACAAAGGTCTATCATTATATTTTTCCTACTGTCATATTAAATGCTTCCGACGGATTGATGCCCATATCTAAATAGCAATTAAATTTTTCATTTGCTGCTGATATTGTTTCTTTTTCAAAGAACTCTATAAGCCTATTACCGTATTGTATGAAATCAGCTTTTGGTTGATCTTGATCATTAAAACTTTTTCTTTTCGACAAGATGAAACAAGCCAACAAAGCAGTAGCAATAGAGGTTACTATTAAATTTTCAGTATTCTTCTTCATATTCCTCCTGAGCTTCACCTGAATGATATGTCTTATTGCACCAATCTTCGATCTGCAATGCTACATCCATCCAAGCCTGTGATTCATCATCGTTCTGACAAGTTACGGACATATCTGAGTATACCTGGATAATATGATTCATTACCTCTATGTCAGCTACAAAAAGAGCTTGACCTGGTACAAGTTTAACACTTACCTTTTTCTTATATGACTGCTTTTTAGTCATCTGTTTTTTTCTTTCTCTTGTTTGTTTTTTCTTCTTCAATAGATGGATCTATAGGATATACGCAAAGATTATCGGTATCTGGCTCAAGTGTAATAAATAAAACTATTTTATCCTGTTCAGAATAACCTTCTGGAGGTGGACTCTCCGCTGCTATTTTCTTTGAAGAACAACCATAGACTTGGCTATGGTTTTTATACATTACTAAATAATTCAGCTTAGATGCTGGCATTATATTCCCATCTCAATAGTGCTTACTCCGGCTTTGTGCAAAAAACTTTCTACATTTTTCCATTGAAAATAACTTTCATCCTTAACATAATATACTTCTTCTATTGTACTATTAGCTACAAGCTTTGCGCAAGAAAAACATGGTGGTCCATTTACATATAACTTTGTAGGTTTAGAACTGTAATCAGAATGTAAAAACGCATTAGCCTCTGCATGTACTGCTATGCAGTTATCGTAATCAGATCCACTTGCAGACATGTCTTGGAATCTAGGACAACCGCCTTCATCGCAGTGTTGAAAACCTCTTGGGCCTCCATTGTAGCCTATTCCGACTATGTGATCGTCTTTGTCCAATAGGACAGCTGCATACTTTTTCTTCCCACATGTCGAGAATATCTTGGCAGCAGAAAAGCAAAGTTCTACGTATTGTCTATCTTTTCTTTTTAGCATAATTACACTAAGGTTAAAGACAGTCCAGCTAATAGTGTTACAGAAAGAATCATTGCTATGACTCTAATTCTTACCTTCTTATCTTCAATTGCTTGAAGTACTATCTGAAGACTTACGCTCCATGAAATTAGAATTGCAAATAAAATTATAAATAATATTTGTTTAAACATTAGATACATCTACCAATCTAGATATTGATACCGGGAATAAAGGCTGCGCCAAAAGATAAATTGCACTGGCATACTTTTGTATTTCTACCTGAGAGTCTTCTGCTAATCTTTGGTTTAAGAATAAGCACACAGACTGTAGACTGCAAGACCACCTATAAGTTACATACATCGAATATGCAGGGAGAAATAATCTAGCCTGTTCTGGAGCAATCCCATATTCCATCGCAAGGTTATATAGGGCTTCACCTTTTTCACAATAAGCAACTAATTCGCTATGCAATAAAGACCCTATGAAAGGATCGGCTAACCCCATAGAACCTTGCTTTTTGTCTTCTGGGGCTAAACGCCATTCATCTGAGTTAGGAATATAGAATTCTGGATCCATAGTTATGTATCTTCTTGAAGATTCATTCCAAGAATCCATAGTGTGATCAGAGCCTACAACATATTTCCAATGTTGTCTGGCAACCATTAGTGGAGCCTTGAACTCGAATGTCATAAAAGCGTGCCTAAACGGTGACATGTGATTTTCTCTAGCTAAATAGTCTAGTAACTTTGCATCTTTTGGAGTCATTGACTCTGCCTCTTTAGCAAAAGAAGCTCTTGCAGCGTTTACTACAGAAAGATCAGAACCCATATAGTCTATTAACTTTACGTATCCATGGTCCAATACCTGTATAGCACTATTATCTTCTATGTCTGATACTAGCTCAGTAGTCATCGTCATCTTCACTTTCTTCTTCATCATCATCATATGTATCGAATTCTAAATCTATACTATTTAAGTCTATCATATCATCGATGAAATCAATAGATAATTTATAAATTGTAGATAACATTTCTTGCATATCATCAGTTAGGTCCACTGGAGACTCGTTGATTATGCAAAGTATTATTGAATTTATTTCTTGACTTAGTTCATTTAAAGCGTTTAATAAAAGTATGTTTTCTTTAATAGAAGAAAATGTTTCTGATTTAACTACAGAATCAAAATCTTCTATATTAGAAAGTTTCATAATTTCAGCAAACGTTTTATTGAAATCATCTTCTTCATTCTTGCCTGACAAGACGATCTCCTAATTTTTAACGTTATCTTTTATTAACTTGATCTCACATGAATCTGTTGTGCAATATGATTCTCCGATAGCATCAGCTGCCATACCGGCGTAGACTCCAGAGAAATCTATTGGGAACAACTTCTTCTCTCCCTCTTCGTGATACTGCTCTTCTGTAATTTGGGTATAAGGCATCTGTGGATAAGTAAAGTTGCCCGAAGGTAAAAACGAAACAGTCTTAAGCTGACCATCATACATATGAAGTACAGTCCCCACATGTTCAGATTCTGTTTCTGGGTCAAAAGAAATAGTTACTGAAACTGAGTTATCAGACCAGTATCTTTGTGCAACTGCAGCTAAAGACATTTTTTCAAAAATTGTTACATCACGTTCAGCACGTCTTGCATCAGACTTGATTGGAAAGTAAACGACAGAAGTTGTATCTGGAGATTCAGCTGCTGGTTCTACCTTATAGTTAGCCATTACAAACAAAGGAAGCATAGGATCATCGTTTGAGAATCTGATTGTTCTATTGAAGTATTTGCCACCTGGGGTCCAGTGAACACCAGGAGATTCTCCAGCCAGAATTGAAACAGTTCCAGAAGGCTTTACTGTCGTCATCTTGATCGACTCGCGAACTCCAAGCCATTCAGAATAGATATTGTCATATCTTTGGACCGTCTTGTAACCTTGATCCATCCATTCTCTGAGAACTGGCATACCGTTAGTGTCGGCAAAGTCTGCAACACCGGACATTGACGCACCGATTCTACGATTTCTCTGCATGATTGCATTTGTCTCTTCCCAGTGAGTTGGAAGAAGAGTTACCGTCTTAGCGTACAGGTATGCAAACTTTAGCGTACGCTTAAAATCTTCGAGAGATTCATGTCTACCTAAGTATGTTTCTACCAAAGTACAGCACTCGTAAGACTCTAGGGACTGTTCTGCGCATGGATTAAATCCAACAACTCTATGGTCTTTATTATTGGCAGGATCGGCTAGACGACCGTATTTACGTGCCATGTCCATCCAGATTACTCCGGGTTCACCATTTCTAGCAATGCCATCAACTATAGGAGTAAGATCTTGGCCAACTGATACTTCGACTGAGTTGTTAGACATCCATCCCCAACCTGGATTTTGAGAATCATAAGAGTTTCTCTCAGGGAACACTTCAGCATTCTTTAAGTTTAAGAAATCTTGATCATCAATTCTTCCAATCAAAAGTTCAGCTGAACGTCTAACATTACCTGACACAACACATACTCCAATAAGATTGCCTATGTCTGCAATATCTCTACGGGTTAGTTTATCTCCACTACGTCCATCAAATATATTTCTAATTGCGTTGTGCAGCTTGATTAGAGGAGCTGGTCCTGAAGCAGTGCCGCCAAATGTTTGGATTGGACTACCTAATGGTCTAATTAATGAGTAGTCAAATTGAATCGTACTCTGCTCTGGTTTAAGGTAAGAGTTAATTAAATCTCCAGTTGCTCTTGCCCAGCTTTCTCTGTCGTCAGCGATAATGTCTGTAGTCACCTTCTCTACTGGCTTATATATAGTGAAGTCTTTATCCGCACCCTTGTCGTCAAAGCCAACTCCAACTCCAAGCATCGAGGCTTCCATGAGGAACATGAATGGTTTAGATGGATTGGCTTTTGACATTTCTGCAGTGCTGACAAATGCACAGTTCTGAAGGGCTGCAGAGTTCTTGTGTACATTGACGATCTTGGTACCCATCATCCATAGTCCACGTCCAGGTGGAGTCCACTTAAGGTTGAATAAACGGTCGAAAGCGTCTTTTGCGCTGGCTTGAGCCTTTACATCATTCCATGGAAGACGACTTGACTTACAATGGTCTTTTTGCAAAGAATACATTCCATTAATTACTCGCTCACAAACATCAGCCCAAGTCTCTTTTGTCCCATCTTCTTTTAATCTAGAATAAGTTCTTAAGAATGTTATTTCACCTACTGAGTTTCCAGCTGCGTCTCTATACCCAAAAGGGGCAATTCTGCTCCTATATCCATCTACGAAATCATCTGTAAGTCTAAAGGAAAACATTGATGCATTTTTAGTTGAAGCAGATGTAATACCTATGGTGTCTTGAGGTGCTGTTATAATTTCCATTTTTCTCCTGTTATTTACTACTTATTAATTTTATATATTTTGGATTCAGTTTTTGTAATTCGAGTTGTTTTATCTTAAGAATTTGATCATATGAGTATACACTATATATCTCTCTCTCGAAGAAGTATCCGCTTCTCCAATTGAGTATTTTATTTAAAGAGTTCTTATGATTAGTAAAGATATTAGAGATTACAGCTCCACCATATATTCTTACTAGATTTTGCAGTTTGGTAGTTATTTCTTTTCTATTAGAATCAGTAATTGCTCCACTATTCTCGGCTTCTGCGTACAGCCAGTTTGAAGCCTGTCTAGTAAGAGGAGAGTAGTCTATTGGATCTATGACTCCAATGTCTAATAGATTTTTTCTATTGTTTTGAATTAAGATATCTTTTTTAACCACATCTTGAAGCAGAGAAAACCAGTCTTTTTCTTTAAGCTGGCCCCATGTTGTGCACCAGAATAAAATCAAATGGACAGGATCTGGTATTGTAGTCTTTTCGTAAGTAGGAAGCAACATTGTGCACGCAATAATTCTTTTGATATCTTCTTTGGAAAGATCCAAGTTTTTATTTTTACTCTCAAGATTTAACCACAACTGATTTATGTGCTTTGACCAATCACTATCACCTATGTACAAATTGAGATATTTTTGAGCAGTGTCTATGGACAATATCCCCTGTTCGGTGACCTTTGTCAATTCCTGTAAAGACATATCCAATCCTCTTTATCTTTGTTAAAAGATGTAAAACTGCTGTATAAAAATTGAATCCCGTCCTAATCTATATAGGACGGGAGTTCAAATGTGTTGTGCCTATAGAGTATACCACAGGCTATGTTGTTTACCTTGTCGGGTTAATGACTTGTTTTATTAAACTTCTTTTTTCTAATATCTTTTTCCAACAACAGATGAACAGTTAATCCTGTCCATATTATTATTGGTATTAAACTCTTTAATGGCTTCTCGGTATTTCTCCAAAATGCTCTAGTCAAGGTTTCTGCCTTCTGTGTTTTTATTGCATAAGCATCATATGCTATGACACTAGCTAGAAGAAAAGCCCATGCAATATTACCAGAAAGTTCATCTCCCTTTTTTAATACTATAGGATTAGAATAGTAATTAGAGAGCTTTTGAAGAGGCGACGCCACGCCACTCTTGAACTTTGTTTTTGCCATAGTTGTTATCATAGCCGGTTGGGATTGCTTGTCCAAATTCTGTTGGGAATACTTTAGCACTTGCTACACCCTGATATTCATCTGGTCTAAAGAGACCAAAAGTAGATGGTGCACCCTGTTCATCAGTTCTTGCAGCGTGACCAGTGTTTGCGAAAGCCTGAGCTGATGCAACACCCTTGAATGTGTACTGACGAACCTTGTAATCGTTTTCTCTCTCTACGTGTCCAAAGGCTGTAGGGAAGGCCTGAGCCCCCGCAAGACCTTTATATTCCATAGGGCGGAATCTAGCACCGTCGTAAGTAGCAGTACCGTCAGGGAAGGTCCCAGCAAGAGGATGGATATAGAGGGTTGATCCGTTAAAGATCTGCGACAAGAATACATCACCGGGGAAGTATCCAGTACCTGGCGTGTGGTTATTGTCTGGGGCACCATCTAAGATATGACTTGTGCCATATAGTGGGTAATATGAATAAGTTCCGGTACCTTTGGATTTTCCTGAAAGAGAGGTGTATGGATTAACCATCTCATTTGTATTTTGACCCTTTAAAACTGGTCTTGGTCCTACGTAAAATGTAGCCATTTCATTCTCCTTATGCGAGTGTCATCGTGTATGTATATAGTAAAATAGGTTTTGTTTTTTTTAATCTTTAATTATACTTAATTATTAGGTCGGAAAGAACGGGTGAAGTTCCGTCACCTAACTGATTTAAAGTTACTTCTACCCAGACAGAAGTCGAACCATTTGGATTCTCTTCTGTGTATATTCCAGAATCCTTGTAAATTATTCTATAGCTGAAAGCAGTTGGGATTAATTCTTCTGGTACGTTATAAATTTTAGGTATAACGTCTGTTACTTCATATATAAGAGTGTCTTGAGGTGCTGTAAATTTAATAATGGTTCTACCCGATGGCATGAAGCTATCTGACCTTATGTCTAGGTCTGAAAGACCGTAGGTATATACGTATTTACCATTTTCTTTAATATAGTTTCTCTGTCTCATATTTATTCTTAAACCAGTTATGTTTACTGGTGGCAAGTAAAAGCCAACGGGACCAGAATTAAGTATTACATCAGATCCAGATATAGACCAACCGCCAGGAGGAATCTTTCCAATAGCTTCACTTACTCCATCATATAATTTGTTAAAGTTAAGAGGCACCCAGGTATCTTTAGGGGTTAAACTAGGGTTTTGAGTAGAGGTGTACTCAATTGAAAGAATGTCAACTCCGAAAATAGGGTAAGGAGTAAGGGCAACAAAATTACTATTATCGTTACCACCATATGAAGTCGGTATTTTAATGTACAAATAGGTCTGAGCATTCAGGCCCATTGCGCTATCGACTATTATGTTTCTCTTCCAGAACTTATCAGAGTTATCTAGAACGGCGTTATAGACAGGTGTTGTATCTATGACTGCACCTGGTTTATCAACGCTTACAAATACATTGTCAACTTTAGTCTCAAAAAAGTTTGGCACTACTTGACCTATAAAACTATTAAAGAACTTGATCTTAGAGTGCGAAGCACCGTCTATCTTTGGAAGAGTGAGTATATTATGTATGTAATCAAAGCTTAAAATATCAGAACTAGAGATTGCAAAATCTGTATTCAACATTGAAACTGGGTCTAATTGAGAGTAATTATATATAGAAAGCTTCTTCTGCCCAGAAGCGGAACTTTCTATTGCGTTTAGCCTATCCTCTATATCCCCAATGGCTTGTGACATAAACAAGTGGTCTTTGAGCACTCTTTCAAAAGCCTGCTTTAGCTTTTGATCCAGGATTCCGGACCTATTGTACAACTGAACCAGGTCCTGGTAGTTTTGCTCTATTTTAAGATTAAAATCAGAACTATTAACTGGACCATTATATTGAGTCGTGTTTTTTTCTGTGTTTGTATACTCTGGCATGATGAGCCTATTGTCTTTCTAACCTGTTGACCCTGTACATAGCTTTGGCTAAGCGAGATGACAGGTAATCCATTGTTTGCACTTCTTTAATTTCCTTATAAGTCGATGCTGTTTTCCATTTTGAATAAAAAGTTAAATCATCGATTAAACCAGAATTTATTGATAAAACCCTAGATCCGGTCTTGTTTTAAGGAGGTAAAAGTATCGTCAGATTCTTTGTCTAAAATTAATTTTACCTTATTAAGTATATCTACATCAATGTTTTCTAGTTCGTTAAATAACCTATAGATGTCTAAGTATATTTGATCTGAAGCTAGGTTTTCCTGATGACTCTTCCTAGGAGATCTATAGTAAGATCTGAACCTTTTAAAAAGAGGTTCTCTTATTTTCAAATTTGTAGTACCATCTGTATATGATGTAGGCATTAAATAAACTCCCAATTACTGTTATTCTATATAGTAACTTATGTTGTGGTTGAAGAGGCATTATTTTGCAATAATGTACTAGTTGTTTCGGCAAATGTTTGTGAGTTTTTAAACTTAATTTTATAAGAATTCAAAACTGGTGTCTCCAAAGGATTTGCTCCTCTTGAAAAATCTGCCCTTAACCTTATTTTGCCAATTGCAGTAGGACTATTGGTAAAATAGAATATTCTAGAATTTGACTTTATGTTCTTCTTGCTGAGGATCTCTTTATTACCAAAAACATTATCTATAGTAAAGACATTATCTGTTGAGGATCTATTGAATCTTAGCTCCAATGGATCGACATAGGTGTAGTACTGGCTATAAACAACTCCATAGTTCAGAATTGAATATGTGTCCATAAGGGAGATGGAACCATTAGCGCTACCTGTAGCGTCTATGGTTACTTTAATTCTGTTAATTCCCTTTTGTAATCTCCACTCTATTGTATCATAGTCTTTGCCTGAGGGAATAGAATGCGCTGTGTCGTTTATATAAATGCCAACATTCCAAGCCTGGGAGGTCTGATCTTCTTTAACAAATCTATGAGATGCAACAATATCATTTGCACAGTATAGTTTAAAGTCTAATATTATACTTACGTTACTTAAATTTGGACCTTGAAAAAATGATGAGTTTGATGATATCTCAAAAGGAGGAAGTGTATAAGACCTTCTTCTATCTAACCCATTTAATATAGAGTTCCACGTGGTTAGTCCATTAACTTCATTGTATATATTTCCAGAGTAAGTCACATAACTTCCCGTAACATAATTCACTCCCTCTAATATATAGGGGCTATAAGGGCTATCGAACTGAGGAATTCTTGCTATTCTATAAATTGGGATACCAGAATATATAGATTGAGTTGGATTCTCTTCATTAATATTAGATGTTTGAGTAGAAAGAGCCAAAGGAATTTTAGCTACATCTTTTCTTTCATCTGTTACAGAATCTAATATTCTTAAAGTATTAACATTAGATCCTTTTAAGTTAACAGTAGAAGAAAAAGAACTATTAACATCAAAAGGCTTAGCTATAGGTATCCAGTTATAGTCTAAGATAGAGACTTCATTACCCTTATCTTCCGCTATATAATAAGTAATTGATCCATTTGCAGCATTTGTTTCTTCGGCTGTTAGAGTTACGGCATCTATAACTAAGTTCTTATTATCCGAAGTAGCTAATGATATTGGCTCTGTTATTAATGACCCAGACTTATCATAATACTGTCCACTAATATTTATATCTCTAATCCCAAATCTATACTTATATTTTTTAGCTGAAGCTGCGTCAACATAATCTGGATCTACTTTTAGTAAAACTAAATCTATTGAAGAAACTGCTCCAGATTTAAAATCAAATGAAAAAGTATCATAATCAAAAGTGGATTTTTTAGACTTTACCTCAGAATTAGTACCATTTGAATAATTAATTTTAGCATATATATCCGTTGGGGAAACCGTATTTAACCTTCCTTCTATCTTTGATACAGAAGTAGTATTAGATATTGGTATATTTATACTAAGGGTTACTAATCCAATCTCATTAAAATCAAAAACTTTATGCCACTCTGTGTTGGACAGTCCGTCGAATACAGAGCCAAAGAAGGATGAATCGTCAAATGGCTTATTAGAATCTACCAATTGCCTATTATATGATAATGTATACCTTGGACTATTTGAAGTAACTATATTTGTTGAAAGCATATCAAATACTGCAGAGTTTAATTTTGGTAAAGTTACTTTTTTATTTATAGTGTCTAAGTAGATCGAAGAAAGATTATAGTCTATATTTTTTCCATTAGAAAAGTTATCAGTTATAGAAGCGTAGAATCCATCAGAATTTTGATTTGAGTAGATATGGTCATCTATTTTAGATTCTAATTCCGCTCTTCTTTTTCTTAAATTATCAATTCTATTGTTTAGTGCATTAATCACATCAAACATTTGTTCTGAATTTTCAAAAATAGAATCATAAAGATTTTCAATATTTAATAGGGAATGCGCCATTCTCTCGTTCATTAAGTCAACATTACTGTATGCCGTAGATCTGAATAGCTCTGGCCTTAAAGGTATCGGGCTTCCTGGCTCGTAATTAGAAAAATATTTAGAAAATAAATCTAGAAGATCTTTTTCTGTTGGCTTATAACCAGCAGCAAAAAAGTTTTTGTAAACTGTATCTAAGAATTTCTTTTTTTGTATGGAACTTATTGTCATACTTGCTCAACCTTTGCAGATAATTTGTATGAGTGTAAAATAGGTGATATATTAGAACTTGTTGGTTTATTGAATTCTATTTTTACTCTTATTTTTCTAATTTCTCTTGGAACTTTAGGATAGTTAAAATATGATACTCCAGGTATTCGGATTGAGCCTTCTACGTTCTCGTTGAAAGACAGTATTTCCGGTATGCCTGAAAATGGATTCTCTATTGGAGAAATTGAAATCCAATTATTGCCATCATCAGTAGATATATAATACCTTATGTTGTTAATGTCACCAATTGTAGTGCTACCGGTAACTTTATTTGAAGTTTCTGAACTTATCATTAATTTTTTTAGATTATATGGAAATTCAAAAGACTTTGAAACTATTTCACCTACATTTGAATATATGTTGTAATGTGGTTGAATAGAGTTGATCGATATAGTCCATTTCTTTGCATTGTAAAGCTCGTATTGTTTTTCTAGATTTACATCTTTAGTAAATCTTTGATCTCTGATGTCTAACGTGACTTCTTCTGGCACCATATTTAAAAAGTTGATTGCCTGTAGCGCATTTGTAACAAATCCACTCTTTATATATGTTATCTTAGTTTCTGCTGATGTAATGCTGTCGTATCTTTCGGCATTGGCGATCGACAGTGTTGGTATGTATCTAGTGTCGACTTGAGCTAATGCAGGGTTTAGATAGCTTCCTACTACAGGTTTTCCGTTTATTTGACTTAAACCCTTACCTTGAAAATAAACATCAAATGTATTTGGAGTTGCCCATGCTTGTCCTGGAGTTGGTGTTGCGTGATTTATATATTGGCTATATTTGATAACGTGTTTGGTCAAATATTCATGAGGAAGTACCGCACTTACCCTAACCATTTTTGTAGATTCATTTGTATTTAATTTAAACTGATTGGGTGTTTTAATTCCAGGTATTAGCTCAGACACATTGTATGAAACTTGTTCATATCCAGTTGATGCTAAAATTTCTGGATTAAACCTACTTTGATTTCTAAACTCTATGGCAGTGGTAGTAGAAGGTTTCCAGTATAAGTGCTTTACCTTTACATTATTATAGAATTTCTGTTTAAAGTAAACTTTTATAAACTTTGTTTTAATCTCTGGAAAATCAATAACGCATTGTTCATAATTGTAATTCTTCATTGATTCTATGGTTTGAGGAACAATGGTATTCCCTATAAAAATTGAACTAGAAATTAAATCTACTACCTCATTAGTATCTGAATTTACTGCAATTACTTTGTATATTTCTACTTCTGGATATATCATGTCTGCCTGACCGAAAAATGGAACTACTGTTAAGGAATTCATTTTTTGCGAACGTTCAGATTCAAGAATTAAAGTCAAATTTAAAGATTGGTCTAAGCCATGATTCGCCCAAGAAGAATACTGAGTTACATCTTGATTATTTATTTTTGTTTGTTTAGAATAAAAAAATTCAAACTCTTTAGCTCCGCGTGATGCTCTTTCGCTTGTTGGTATATTTATAGCTTCATACTCAAAGTATGTATCTGGTATGTCGTCTATTATGTTTCCTATTAGACCAACTCTAGGGTCTTTTTCAAAATAGTATTTTGTATTAGTATCTACATTTTGAGTATCAAAGACAGCATGGTTGTTACCTATCAGTCCATTTGAGTCTTCCTGGTCAATTGATATAGTGCTGACTAACCAAGGTATGGTATTGATTATTGGGAGTTTTGCTGATCCGTCTTTGACAAGAGCCATTCTATTTGATTTAATTTTATTAATATCTATAAAATCTAGATTGTCAAAAGAATCGCCCATATAGTAGAGATCATTACCAGGGCTATTTGAGTACATTTGGAGTATGGATACTTTAGACTTGATTCTATTAGTAAAACTTATTTCCTTATCTATTTCTGTATTAAAAAGATTATAGGTGCTTACAATCTGCGCACTCTGATAGTCAAGCTGCTTAGCTATTATATTTAGGTCTGAGGCTACACTATTTACGAATTCGTTAAACTTAGAAGATACAGATGGTTCTCCGCTTTATATATGGGTCATATTTAGATATCTGCAATCCAGAATATCTATCGATATCTGATATAAGCTTATTGTACTGTTCTGACATTTCTTGATATGTAGAAAATTCATTTTTGTCATACTTAGACAAAAAAGACTGAATATTCTTAACCAATTGATCATAGAATACCGTATTAAAAGATAATTGAGCCATATTATAATCCTAACATTTTTTCAGAAAATGAATCTAAGTTATTTAATTTCATTTTTACAATAACATTATCTACTGATCCAGGTGAAGATAAGTTATTATAATTATTTCTAATTATCAATTTAAATCTTATTTTATTGTTAATATAATTATATATAACATTAAAAGGTTGAAGAATTTGTTTATTAAAAATAATATTTTTTCCATTTTGATAAAACAATACTTCACTTGTTTCGTAAAATGAAGTTTTTTCAAAGTTTCCTTTTACATAATTTGTCAAGTTTACAGCATACGATCCATCAGATAACTTTACCTTTATAGGGCTGTACGAATTATTGTTTAAAGAATTTATAGTGCCCATTCCGGAGGTGTACGATGCAGTTGAGTACTGATCGTAATCTATATATGGTAATTGATCTATTGTAACAGAATTATTGGAGTCTGTTTTTACAAAATACTGACCTTGAGATACACCTGAAGACATAGTTGATATTGGAGTATCTGAATATAGTAATGATATATCTATGTAGTTTTGAGAATAATTACTATCATCGAAATCATATTCAGAAACGTAGATATTATTTTCATTAAAATTAGGTATAAATATAGAAGAATTAGACACGTTCACAGAATACTGATTAGGGTTTAATAAAATTCCATTTTCATACACTCGTAAAGAGATTGACTTAGGATGAAATCTCAATACGGCAGTTTTGCTTGTCTTGTTAACAAATAGTACTTCCGAAGATATTTTATCTGCATCATAGGGTATTATTGGTATCCAGTCATTTTCTTGAATTGGATTTTCTTTAACAGAAAAAGATAACTCATATGAATTTGCGCTTTTTAAGTCTTTAAGATTATTGTTAATTATATCTAGATTTTTATCTACATTAACCTTTGCTTTTAATGCCAATATTTTTCCATTAACTGGAATTTTTTTACTAATAAATATTGCTTTATTGTTATAGTCAGCATCTTGTAATGAAGAAAATATTGTTTTACAAAATTGTATTGACTTTATAGAAAAATTATACTGATAAGAATTAACTTGGTCTTGAGATCCAAGAATTGCTCCGTTATTTTCAAAATTAAGACCAGGGATAATGGCGTCTGAGCTTCCGGATAACAACGAGTCTCTTGAGTTTGCATTTGACTGTGGTAAAAATCCAGAATTATTCATAGAAGAAATCATTCCATGAGTAGGCGCTGATCTAGAATCAATAAACATCGTATTATTTATTAAGTTAAATCTTGGTCCGAGAAAATGAAGCACTACTGATTCGGCCATCCTTGAAAGGATAGTTGTATTTCTCATGCCATTACTGACGTCTATCTCTTCCTTTGATATGTTAGTGTCCCTAATGCTAGAGTAAACAGTACCTTCCTTTATCGAAGATTGTATTGGATATTTATACGTATAATATTCACTATATAAATATTGATTTCTTTTAGCTTCATCAATTGAAGTATTTTTTCTAAAAAAACTTAGAACTAGATCTTGAAAAACATTGTGGTCTTTGCTCTTGATCTTTCTATTCTGCATAATGACTTCATGCAGCGCCCTAGCTGTAGCCTCATTACTGGAAGCAACTTGTTCACTTCTAGTGTAGGTGTCTTGATTAAATATTAAAATTACCTTTTTTACCTTAGACAAAGGAAATGGTATATCGACATTTGAAGACAAACTAATAGGATTGTTTAATAATTTTTTCAAAGTAAATCCAGAACCAGGAACTGAGGAATTGGATGACTGTTGATCGGCGCTCAAAACTGAAGACTCTATAGCAACCTGCATTAAGGATAATCCATCTGACAAATTAGGTGATATTTTAATTGAATCCATTTCTGTATTCTTATTTAATTCAAATTCTACTATAGTTTTTGCGCCCAATAAAGAAGAGTAGTCATAGGATATATATTTTTCAATATCCATAGGAAGAGAAGTTAGTATAACTGGAGACTTAACAGAGACACTCCATACCTTAGAATGTTGCGCATCAAATAATTTTTCCGGGTCGGATGAAGAAGATGCATACTGTGCATAATTTGTCTTTATACTAGTAGACTTAATTAGCCCAACTGCATTTATATACTGAATTGAATCACCTATTTTAAATATGCAACTAGATTGATCTACTTGACCGCCACCTGAGATATTACTTGGTAAAGTTGTTCCATCCCTGTCTACATATGGGACTACTACTGAATCATACTCATTTGATCCAAGCATATTGTCAAAATTTTCTATATAAGAAAAATTAAATAGGTCGTCTTTTCCTGAGATAAAATTATAGTTATTTATAAAATTTTCTAGATAACCTATATCTTGTTCTAGTTTTGCTATTCTAGCCAACATAGTATCGGTTAATGAGTTAGCCAATATGCTAATGCCATTACTTGCTTGAAAGTATCTACTAAACCTGAGATCTAAATCCCTAAACAAATCTACTAGATTCTCAGCGCTAATAGTACTCAGAGGTCTAATCGCAACAGGAGCATAGTCTGCTCCACCCTGAAAGTTTGAAACAGTTCTCACTAGTTCTGAAAATTGAGCCTTATCTGCTTTTACGTTCTTTATTAAAGAACCTATAGTCTGCCTAGACTTTGTTGCAAATGTTGTTATTGTATTTGGAAGATAGTTTAACACGTTAGGCCTTTCCCCAATCGACGCCGTCCATGTCTTGTAGCTTGTAAGCTACACCAGCTGTTAGGTTTCTTTCTATTATACTATATATTTCTTCTGGATTTTCAAAATTATTAATAACTTCCTTAGGAAGTCTTATTATAACAAAACCGCCCTTAGGATAAGAATGCTGCAAGGGAGGATAGATATCCCAAAAGGATAAAGATTCTTTTATATCACTTAATAGTTTATTTATTCCAAGATCTCCGTATACTCCATTAGACGTAGAGTCTGAAGACTTAACGCCACCACCTCTAATTCTCATATCCTGCAATGTTATATCTTTAGCTTTAAAGTTATTCATTACATGTATAACAGCAATTGGTAAGGCAAATGGGTCAAAGTTTACGGAATCATAGGGATCAAAAATTGAATTATCATACGTAAAGTTTATTGGTGTATCATAATTGTAATTTTCAAATAATCTCCAAGTATAGCTAGAAGTATTACTGGTCCTATATTCTATTTTAACTGGCTTAATGTAAATGTAAAGAGCTTTATCTGATTCTATTATGTCCTTATTCAAAAATGGATTTATAGGTATTGGATTTCCGTTTATTTGTTTTAAAGGTATTCCATTTGATACAACTGTATAATCAACGCAAATTAATAATGGGTTAGATGGAACTATGGTGTCGTAGAAATCTATTATTCCTGTATTGCAATCTATATTTTTTATAGAAGAATTTGGAATTATTTTCCAGTCACTATCACTAATTGAGTCTTTAACTTTTACTTTTATAATTGATTTTATATATCCAACATTATTATATGATGGCTCATTAATTGAAGCTATCGGAGTTGAAGAAAGTTGTATTTTTCTTGAAGAAATAATATTTGGAACTTCTTCTACTACATCAATATATGGTCTTCCGAGGAATTTAGACCATGGAATATTTTTCATGGATAATGTTGAATAAGTTGCTCTTAAAGTCTGTTTTTTATAATTTTTTAATATATCTGTCCAACCATAAGAAGGGTCTATGTAAAAATCTTTAATAAAAGAACCAGAAGATATATAAAGTGGCCATTGATTAAACTTAGAAGTTTTTCTTTCTATAGAATTAACTCTTATCTTTGTTGAGTTTTTGTATACAACAGAATATACTGGATAAGCTGCTTTCATCGGTATTGAAACGGGATTGATAGTAGTTGCCGTTCTTTGCCCTATAAAGTCTACTGAAGTCCCCATATTTCCATCTGCGTCTGTGGCTAAAACTCCGATGTATATATTATTAGGACCTCTATTCTGGTATTCTAAGTAAGTTAATACTGAGCCTAAAAATTCTTTTCTTAAATTGTCGTAATAGCCGTAAATATAACCACTTGTATCGGCAATCGAGTTAGACAGAATTAAAGATCCGTAGTCTATATTTATCTCTTGATTTACGCTTGGAGTCAAGGAAACTGGTGCCGGTAATACCCCTATTGGTTTTCCTACTATTCCTGGTGCTTCACTAGGTTGGCACAGTAACAATAAACCATCTAATACAGTAATTGTATTTTTTGAGTTTTTTATTAAAGACCCATCTTGTTTTAGCATCCAGTAGCTAGAAACCGGTGCAGGAATACTATTTTGATAAATACCATTTTGGTAGTTCAAAGCTGAAGTAGAGAGAGTCAAGTTATTGGCAGTTACTACTGCTGATATATTAGATGTACTTCCTATAGATCCGCTAGAGCTTGTTACTGCAGTTACAACTGGATTAGAAACTGTAAAAACTAGATCTCTATAATTCAATGTAACGTTTGTATCGTAAGTATTAGTGCCGTTTACTGAATGATATGCTAGTGATTTAGTCGAATTAAAATCTATAGTAGTCAACGTGGCATCAGAAACTATTTGGTCTGCGTCGTTTGTATAGGTTAATAGTATGTTACTAACCGTATAGGGGGAATCGGTTACTTTTCTTCCAGTTAAATCTATAGTTTTTGGAGAGTTAACATTAACATCGTTTTTTGTTCCTGATATTTTAAAGGAAACTGAAAATGGTTTTGTGAATGTTGGCAGTAATGTTTCTACTGCTGCTGGTGTTACTGCTGGAGCTTGATCATATGATATTCCAAAAGATATATTATCTACAGAATAACCTTCAGCTTTTGTTCCAAATATTCCACCAAGAGACCTTCCCTCTAAGGTTATACCAACCCATACGTAAGAAGAGTCTAGTCTATTTACTGGGAATTCCTTAGAGTCCTTAAAGAATAGAGTATCTTTTTTAATGAGACTAAATTGAGATCCATTTGGTTTACCGTTAGATTTAGCTTTATAAGCTTTAATGGATATTATTTTAATTCCCTGATAAGAACTGGCTCCATCAAAATCTCCAGGAGTTATTCTTATAGAAGTAAGCTTTGCATTAAGCGTCGTTGAACTAGCTTCCGTATTGTACTTTTTTGGAATTCTTACATATATAGTGTCCCTAATAGTTCCTTTTGGTCCATCTTTTCTAGATCCACTAAAACTAATTCTTCTATAACTCTTATCAGAATCAGATAGTTCTGATATTTCTGGGTTATGATGTTCTGCTATATATTTAATTACTTCTGGGTCTTGTTTTCTAATCTTAGCAACCGCTGCATCAAATGCTTTTCTATTGTTTTTATACAGATCTTTCCACACTCTTATGAGGTAAGATTTAGTCTCACTGTCCACTCCTCCTTCGGTGTATATCTCATCTTTTTGTTTTTGAAATATAGACATAAATGATTTAGTCTGAGCACCGAATGCTCCATCTATTTTAATTCCCTTAATTGATGCAATTCCAGAATAGGCCAAAGTATATTGTATATATTTTACGTATTCTCCACTTTTTCTATCCTCAGGATCTGTTCCATACTGAAGAAAATATTTATTGATGTTTATATCACCACTATAAAAAAAGTTATTTTTTGGAGTACTTATTCTCTGCTCTGAAGGTAAATCTCTTATAACTTCATTATCGTCTACATCTACAGATGAATAACCTTCTGTTGGATAAGCGGTTTCACCCGGTACTGGCACTATTGCAACTGGGTTGGTGGTTGTTTTCTTGGAATATTGAGCGATTCCAGTTCCTGTAACATTTGCTTGCCAATTTACGTTAAAACCTAATGAGCTTTCAGTTGAACTTATGTAAGAGCTGTATGTGCTTAGGTTAAATGGATAACTTCTAAATGATGAAGACGTTAAAGATTGAGTAAATCTTTCTTGCATTAAAGAATTGCTGTATTGGATTGGTTTTTCTTTAATTATGTGAGGACCAAATCCACCTGGTATGGTGAATGGCAAAGAGCTTGATTCTGTGTAGGCAAATAAGTGAGAAGAGTATTGAGTCGGCTGTATTCTAAATATCTTGTAAGAACTAGGAATATCGTTAACATCACCGGTTAATTCATTGTTTAATATTGGATTATTATTTGCAAATAAAACATTTTGATTAGTAACTTCAACATATAGCTCTATTTTTGATAAGTCTATGTCTTGAAGAAGAATGCTATATTGATCAGGTATTGAGTCATAACAAATTCTCTTATAATAATCTATTATTGAACCATAACTAGAAGTTAAATTTCTACAATATTTTCTTACACTAGGATAATTAAGGTCAGTCATTAAAGTGTAATCAGGTTTTTCTTGATCTATTAATACAGAACCATTGACTACATAGGATGAATTCCAATTTCCTGTTATATAATACTTAGAAGAACGTATATCTAGAGTTCTTGAAGATTGTATCTTAGACAGAGTAGCCACAGATACTGCATTATAGATAATCTTCATTGGACCTTCTATAGCTGCAGTAGGGTTGACTGTAGTCTCGGTAATAGAAGTGGATCCGGAGTTAGATGTACTTGTGTCATATAAACCAGCAGAAGTGTAAATGTTATTGCAATACTGCATTATTGGAGTTGTTGTCACTAATAGGTTACCCCTGACAAGGGCATCGGCTGTTGGTCTATGTTCAGCTGTTACAAACATCGGCTTTGGAGAAGTTGCAGAAGTTACTTCTTTCATCAGTATATTAGAAGTAGTGATATCGGAAGAGGTAAAATGCCTGTACTGTTTTGGTGATAGTGAAGCAGCGTCTATGCTACTTCCATAAATTCCATAAACAACTGTACTGCCTATTTTTTCAAATATGCTATCGTTTATTGGCCAAGCGTTTGTTTTCGATTCATCTATAAACATATTGGTAGTATTGTATTGCCAGCTACTAAGAGCTGTTGTAGTGGAACTTATAGAAAGATAGGGGTAGACTGTAGTTGCTGCATTTGTTGGAAGGCTACTTGACGACAAGTCTAGTACTACAGTACCGTGTTTTGATTCAATAAAGTTTTTAATCTTTATTCCCTGAGGAGAAGATATCGCTGACGTTGGCGACCAAGCTACTATATCATAAGCATTTAAGTCGGTAACTTCATCTATATTTACTAACCAGTACTCAGCTTGTGATTTAGTGAATGCAGTTGATGCTAAAGGATTTGTGTAAGTATAAGAAGCCAAGTTAAAACTAGATTTTGCTAATCTAAAAAATATGTATGGATTTAATCCGCTATATGTAGAGGAATTTCTAGCATTACTTAAGTCTGCAGAAGTGCACAAGACTGCACAATTTATTTGTCTATCTGTTAAGTTGCCTGCGGTATCTAATTCTCTTCCATAGTTTACGGAAGAAGTATTGGTATTTGAGTTTACCTTTGCTATTAATCTCCAGTTAAAAGTTTCATATGTCCTATTATCGGACAATGCTTTTTTTGGAACAAATACTTGGAATCCATCATTTGCAGTATTGTCAGATACTACTGCATTTGCAGTGCTAACGGAAGGTTTTTTAGCAAATATTTTCTTATACCTAGAAGTTGGATCAGCAACTATTGATTCTTCGCTAATTTTATTAAATAAAGAAACTTGATTAATACTTTCTATGTCTTTTAATTTAACTGAAGAAATAATATTTCCACCATATATTGTAACTTTATCGTATACTAAAGAAAGACCAATTGGATTAGTATCCTTTATAAGGACTATTACTGAATATGGTGTTGCAGTTCCCCTCTTTATGGAAGATACTCCAATTGGCTGTAGAAGTATTCTGTATTTTTTTATGCCAGTGTTTTTGTCTACGTATTCATCACCATTTTGATCTATGACTTTTATTGATTTTGGAAGTTGACTTTCTTCTATAAAATCTGATAAATCATCACTAAAATATAAATGATTTTCAAGTAATGTATAACCTTTAGATACATAATATGAATGACAAAATGTCTTATCGTTTAGCTGAGCAGCGGAATACTCCATGTCAATATTTCTATCTGACAAAAATATATCACTTATACTTATTTCATCAGAGTTAAATACTGTATTTCCAGATAAATCCTCTAATATACCTAGCTCATTTGCAAAGAAAAGTTTTGCACCAGCGCCCTGAGATTGTAGCAAATCTGGATTTGAGTTTTCTGGTATAGTTGAAGAAACGTCTGTTATGACTATTGAACTAGATGGTGTTATTTCTTTAGACGAAAACCATTTAAGACCTAGACTAGAATCATCTTTAGGAAGGTTTGATATTTTTTTTACGCTAAATTCATTACCATTTTTTGTTTTATCAACAAATTTTTTCATTATTCTTCCTCATAATCCTTGATTAAAGAATCGTAATTTTCTATATAGTAAGGAGTGCTACCAAGCATTCCGGACTGATATTGCTCATATCTACTTACGGTAAACCACTTAGGTGGAGTCCATCTAAGCGTTGTATTTTGGACATCAACTTGATCTCTATTTGCATAATTTATTTTAAAGTTAGGAGTAGCATAAAGATCCCACGATTTACTAACATCATAATTAATTATTTCGTTTATTCCTACGTTTGAATTAAAGTTATAATTAATTGCATCGTAATCTTCTAGCCAATAGACTATATCTCCTTCTATAGTAGAGGGTGTTACTGAAGGATTGGAAGAAAAATCTGACTCTACAGCAACGAACCAGTAACCGGGATCTGTTCTTGAGGTGGATACTATAGGCCCTATCGAGAATCTTCCTTGAGAATCAGAATATACAATTCCTGAAAAACGATTATTTGATGGTGCTAATTCAGATGTTGAATATGATACTTCTGTAAATAATTGATAGTTTGTTCTTGATTTTCTCCAGTATATTACAGATCCTGAGACTGGAACACCATTATCCATTATTAAGCCATTTATGAAAATACTAGATACACCATCTGATTTAATAATTTTATTTGATACTTCAGATTTTATTGATTTTCCTGAATTAACAGTTTCAGGAAGTATTTCAATTAAGATATTTTTTGAATAGCCTGTTTTTGAAATTGTAATAGATCCATAAGTTTCTACTGATACAGCTTGAGTTGAAGTTGCCCTAAAATGTGCGTAACCCTCTTCGTCTGTGGTAACTGTTGATACAGAAGGTGTTATCTTAGATCCCGAAATATTTAATACCTGATATGGTTTAGGATTTCCGTTAACATCTAAGGAAACAATTGATATGTCTACATAATCTTTTCCGTCATTAATTACATATTTAGGAGAAACATTAATCTGTAATGAGTTAAAATCGTACTCTTCTGTTACCACTGCAATATATCCATCATCAAGCCACGAAGTTAATGGATTTAGATCTATGGAAACAGGTGTTGCCATTTCATAATCAGAAGTTTCATATGTAACATTATAAGAATAGTTATAGTTTGGTGTAGCATCAAAATATACGGATGTAACGTAATTATTATTTACTAGCTCTGTGTCTATATAATAAGAATCATGAACCCTATATCCCAATAAGTATTCTCTCTGAGGATTCAACATTATTCCACTAGGCGGAGTTGCCATATTGGGAGTAGCAGATAGGTTAGTTGCAACTAACTCACCGGTACTGAGATCCTTTATCGTTAAATTGTATGTGTTTTTATAACCTAAATAGAAAGAATTATCCATTTTTGGTTTTAAAATTTCTGTATTATAGAAAGAAAAACTGCCGGGTGTAGCTGTGTCAGAAAATGCTATTTCCTGGTAAGAACTAACCGGTGTTGAGTGATTATCTATTACTTCAACTATAATTGGAGCACCGTGTGTAGGATTAGACTTCAAGGAAAGTTTATGTAATTTTCCGGTAAAAGTTTCCTTTACTGGCTTTGCGTATATATACTGTTCTTCTTTGTCAACTGAGATCCAACCTGTTTTTAGCTTAGCATCTATTTTATCGCTAAATAGTTTTCCTCTAATATTAATGTTAGTAAATGTGGTTGTACCTTTTACCGGATCATAAGTTTCAACGATTGAATCAAGTGGATACTCTATAATTTCGACATGATCTAATTGATTGTTTATTGCGTCAGAAATTGAATTTTCTAATACATATGTTCTATTTAAAAATGGTTTTACAACTTTTTGATCTGACCATACAGAAACGTTTACATCATATGGATCAATTACCTTAATGTTTTCAAAGAAATAATCAAATTTATTTTCATTTGTTAATCCAAATGTGCTAAAAAATGTTTCTCTAGTTATAGTTGGAAGATCTACAATGTTATTATTTAATCCAGGTATTCTTTCGCCGTTTTCAATACTGTATCTTATGATTCCATTTTCGTCTACTACGCTATTTGTAATAGGAGTTGAATATTGCTCAAAAGGATCCCATTCAATTGCGGTAAATGGATACTTTGAACTATCAGCAGTTTTTATGATTATACTATCAGGTGTTGCGGAAACTGGATATTCTAGTTTTCCAAAATAATAATTAGCGGTTGCTCCAGAATTAGTAGACCCAATGTATCCAAAATTGTTAGTTGCTTGAGAACCTCTGTATACAGAAGCTATTATATTTGGAGAAGCTGGAATAAATACATCTCTATCTATTTCATTATAGTGTGAAACTCCACCATAGATAGATATTGTGTCTTCTTCTAGCTGACCAGGTGAATCATAAGCGGTATAAGGAATCAGCGTTTCTATGTGAACGGAAACAGGAGTTGCACCTGGTGGGTATATTATGGATGATTTTATTTGGGAAAGAGGTAGAGAAACACTTGGTGTAGAAGAAGTTGGTGAATCATTTATTGTTAAACTATTCTTGGTGCGAATTGTTTCAAATGTTGATACTTTTTGGTTATAAAGATTTGATACTATTTTTACACTTGTATTCATATCAAAGTTGGGAGTACTTGCATTTATTTCAGATGTAGAAGATTTTAAAATAATATTAGGTTTGTGTGAAAACATAGCACTAAAAGAATCAGAGTTTGGAGTAGCATATGTTGTTCCATTCCATAAGCCATTCTTTAGTTTTATATTTTTTATTTTATTATAAGGTATTTTAGAAGAGGTATAAGCACCGTTAAAGCTGAGCACTAATGGCTGAAGTGAACTCTTTCTCTTTAAGTTTAAGTCAGTGTCAGTAAAACCTTCTGTATCAAATATTTTGACTTCATGGAATTCTGGGCTAGCAGAACTAGTTGGTGAAAATTGATTTTTTACATATCTTATTATAGTTGTATATATATCAGTGTCAGTAGTAACGTTTCCGTATGGAACTAATGTTCCTTCTAGAGTTAAATTAACAGTAGCTAAATTATTATCATAAATAACTTGATTATATTTTGAATAATATTCATAATCTACCTTAACGGGAGAATAATCTAAGCTGGTTCCAACTTTTTTCTTTCCTGTTGCTACAAGTATTGTTTGAAATGCTACCGGAGTAGCTGAATTGTCTAATACTATTACTTCTGCGTCTGATAGATCTCCTACACCTGGCTGATAATGTATTCCTGTAAAATCATTATTATCATCATAATACCTGGAAGTTATTCTATCTACGCCTTCTTGATATTGTCCAGAAGCATCCCATACTGCTTCATTGAATTTAAAGTATCCCCAATGAGTTGGATATTTTTCATTTAAGTTTCTTACTAAATCTATAAATTTTTGTTTTGGATTACCATCTGCGTAAAAGAACTCTAATGAGCTTTCTATGTCAGTCATTTCCAATACTGTAGGAGTTGCATACTCTGCATTGTGATCTGGTGTTGCTCCAAATGCGGTCCAAAGATCGAGTTCTCTTCTTAGTGTTTTTTTAAAACCAGATATATTAGAAGATATTGGATTTTTAAAAACATCTAATATTCTAAATTTAAAAGAAGAGTTACTCTCTAGGTAGAGTCTATTTAGACCCACTCTAGCACCGTATTCATCAAACCAGTTGAACCTTTGCATTGCAGCTTGTGCTAAAACAGTTGAACCAGAATTGACACTGTAGGCTACTATGTCATTAAACTTTTGAATAGTTATAATTTGCCTGTTAATAGGATTGTGATAATACACGTAATCAGTATCTTTAGCTTCATAAAGATCCGATATCTCATCTACCTTAGTTAGTTCTACATCATCTCCGTATATCTTATTGAAGGTGTTTGGAACGTTTAATGAAGAGTACATCCAAGCTATCTGATCAAGATCTGCAGTACCAATAAATCTATTTATATTATGTATATCTATCTCAGTGTCAAAAGAGTCTAAGTTATCCATCAATACTGAGTTGATGAATTTTCCACCAGTACTTTTTGGAATAAATTGATTTTGATCTACCTGATCTTCTGCATCGGAATATAACTTTGTCCATGATGGAAATTTCTTTAATATATTCTTAGAAGAATTTGATAAAACGGGACTAATAGGGTCTGCTATTGCTATTTCTATTAGTAATATAAAATCTAATATAGAAAGATCTACTACCTCGGTATCAAGAATTACTTCAAACTTTGCGTATCTTTTTGCGTCTCTTGCTAATAGTATTGAGCCTAAAGAACTTGAAGTGGTTGTTGTAGAAAGAAGCCACGGTCCGCTCTAATGAGTCAGATTCGTATACGTTAAGACTATAGAAAACTTGTTCTAATCCACCGTATCTATTGGTAAATGCCCCTTTAAATGATCTAATATCGACTCTTGAAGTAGTGTCAACGAATCTAAGAATATCCGGCGTTGCAATATCTGAGACAATCTCTCCATAGTTTGTCTGATAAACCGAGTTTGCTACTGTTGGTGTAGCTAAATCATAATTAGAAAAATCTGGGTCAGTATAGACCAAGAAAGTAGGACTTGCTTCTGGTGAATCGTTTAGATACAAATAGCTAGGGCTTGAATACTCTGTGCTGTTGATGTAAAAGAATACGTCACCTGTTTTTTCTGTACCAACAAACTTATAGTCTCCTAATACATTAAGACCAGTTATAGATCTTTTATTGGAAAAGTTTGTATAGTAGTTGTTGGCATAGAGGTCTATTACTTGAGTAGTCCATACTTTTTCATTCTTGCTAAAGTCATAAGCGTTAAAGCTTAATAGAAAACTCTTCATTTATAATGCCCTTAAATTGAGTCTAGCCAAATACTGTATTCACAAGTGAGTCCATTTTCTGGGTGTACATACATAAGTTGCTGAGAAGGCCTACTCATTGAAGAGAAAAACTCTTGTGCGTAGGTATTGTAGCTCTCTGGTGAACCAGATATTCTCAATGTTGCGCTTCCTATTGTCATCTTGAAAGATTGGTGATAGTGACCCATGAAAACATCATCAAAATGCTCCGGAATTGCACCGTCTTTCCAGCCCATTATCTTTTTATAGTAACCATGAAAGGCATTGGGTGAAGGTAATTGATCGCCATGAATTAAAAGGCTGCTATAGCTTCCTATGCTGTCTACGGCATACCAGTGTCTTTCGCCTTTTCCATCTGGAATATTGAAAGTAATTCTAGGCTCGTCTTTAAATATTAGTCTAAGAATCTGATAAAGAAGTCGATCCATATTAGTCTCTGGGTCATGCTGCTTTCTTCCTCGGCCACCTACGGCACCATGGTTGCCTATGACTCCAGTAACATGAACGTGCTCAAAATTTTCTAAAGCAGTTTTTAGGAACTTGGTTAATATCTCTGGTCCGTTAACGCCTACTTGACGATATAACCCTGAGTCGATTAGATGAGCTTGTCCAGGAAAGATTTCCTCTCCCTCTACAATATCACCTAACATCCAAACATGGAGATCATTTACTGGGTGATGCTTTCTTTGTATCTCAGTAATCTCAAGAAGCTTTTCAGTATATAGTTCTATTCTTTCAGCAGCTACATTAGAGTTATAGTCAGGAGTAACTTTTCCTAATTGCCAGTCTGCGAATACAGCTACCGCTGTCTCTGGAACTCCTGGTGCAGATTTAATAACTGGTTTTTTAGTTGCAGGGACATTGAACGTAGTAAAAGCATCGTATGCTGCTTCATAGATGGCCACTACTGCCTCATCTTTAACGTTCTTATACTTGTCTGCTAATCTAGCTAATCTTCTGTTCTCTGATCTTAAAAAATCGCTTTTTCCCTCTTCCATATCAGATATAGGAGAAATTATATCTTCTACTACTTCTTTTTGATCAGTGATATTGGAATCTATTTCTTCTAGTAAAACTTCGCCAGGAAAATCGTCATACCCCTCAGCAAGGTTTCTTGCATGAGTCATGTTGGCAGCCTTGACGATCTGCTTACGTATTACTGTGTAGAATTTTTCTGACATTAAAAGCCTTCTTTTTATTAGTAGCCTGAACTACCAATTATAACAGAATATACTCCTACTGCGCCAGCTCCCATGTAACTTTTATCATCTGATAATCTATAGTTTACATTTGGTACACTTTTTTTATCTACTGATAAATTATTAACCGTAACACCAACTATGAAGTCAGAAGCATATTTAGCTTGTGATTCCATCTCTTGAACCGAGATAGAACTACCAATTGTTAGAGAGTTTAAATATCTTATCAAAAATATTCTTGCTTGCATTTCAATTGCAGTAGCAGCCTGTGATGATGTGCCTTGCTTTAAAGTCAAGGTAACACTTACGTCTACTGACTTTTTGACAGCGACTCTAGTATTAATTCTTATACCTAGTGGTTTTGCTCCACTGACTGCAGTGTAAACTATTTCTGGAATGTTACCTAAAGACGAAGGACTCTCTGGGACTATTAGCAGGTCACAAGATCCAATCCCGTATGATCCTTCTTTAATCTTGACGTCTTTAACACCTTTAACTGATAAGGCTGCAAATCTTATAGACTCAGCAGTACCGGAACTACTTCCTCTAATAGCTGAAACTATTCTTTTTCTATAGTTGTCATCGGCTTCTGCATTTATCGCAGCATAGACTTCCTTAGGGTTTGTACAAAATACTACGGCCCCTGGAGGTGCTATGAAGTTATGCTTTACTAACGTATCTCTAGCTGCGGTAATCCCAGTATTTTCATATTTGGCCTTTACCGCACCGTACACTGACGTGGCACCAGATTGTATGAGGACGCTGCCACTGAGTTCATAAGCGTATTGAATGTCATTAAAGTTATCTACGTTATTGTAAACCAACGTTCCAGAAGGAATCGTTATATCACTAGAGTACGGTGAGGTCAAATAGAACTGTATATTGGAAGTTATCCTATCTGTGACCAACTCATCAGCTATGCTTCTTCTAGAGACGTTGTAGAGCTCTCCTATGGCATCTAGGTTCTTACCGGATGCTAGGGCTAGGCTGGATTGTTCTACGCTAATTTTAAAAGAACTATAAAGATCTGCTATTTCAGTAGTTATAGCTTCAGCAAAAGCTCTGGCTATTGAACCAGGAGATATTGAAGAAATACCAGCGTTTCTCTGCAAGGAGTCTAATGCGTTTATTAGCATCTGTTCTTTTGTTTTGGTATTCAGGATTGGCATTCTAGACTCCTAGGCTCTGTGTTATAGATAGTACAGTCTTTTGATTGAAATCTGAGACTATAAATACATCAAATCTTATTGAATCCGCTGAAGTCGGGACTGCCTCTATGGATATCTGTCTATTGCCAAAGATGTTTTCCCTCTCAAGGGCAGCTCTTATTAATCTCTTTCCAAAGTCTCCGGTCTCAGGAGTCTGAGGCATTCCGTACAACATCGATAGGTCGGTTCCTAAATTTGGGTAGATATAGAAGTCACCAGGTTCTGTCATTAACCTTAAATAAACTTGCTGAATGTCCTTCTCGCCGGGACTTTGGGTCAAGGCTATATCTCCATTGCCAGTTATTCGTAGGTCCCCAGCTAAATCTATATAAAAATCAGACACTTTTATCCCTTATTGCTTTATCTTTAGATTGGTTAAAGGTATATCCACTTTGCATTAAATTTGTTATATAATCTATAAATTGATTATATTTAATTTTTTGATTTTGATTTGAAGGAATGGATTCCCAAGAAGATTTAATTATACTAATTTGATCATCTGTAAAAAGTGATGATGATTCAGACTCCTGGCTAAAGCCATAGTTATCGGTTATGTCTTTATTGCTGTCTGCAAATTGATAATCACCATTAATAGTAATAGGAGATTCACTATCCTGAGGTTGTTTATCCTCTGCTATTATGCCGGAAAGGCTTTCTATCAAAAAGTCCATATTTGCAAATGCGGGATTATAATTATCTGAATTAGATTTTACTAAAGCTGGTTCCGCAAAAGAGTCAGCTGAATGGTTAAAGTCCATAGAGTTCCATTTCAAACCATCTTCTTTGGTGTGAAATCTAATATTGTCGGCAAATAAGGATATTGTTCTAGTTGCCCCACTAATTACAATCCCAACTCCAGGAACTGAAAATATCTCTATGTCACCAGCGTCGTTTAACCTAATAAAAGAAGAGTTGTCAGGATGAGTAAGGCCCACCTCTCTAGAGGAAAAGTTCTTTCTTCTCCCTATTTCTTGCATCTCTTTTGGGGCGTCTTTTGCCGTTGATTTATAGCTTTTTGAAAGTGGATCCTGTACGCTCATGTTACACTAAAAAATTCGGTATTCCAGTATCAACGCCATAGTTGATTCTAGATTTGGCTTGAAAATTGATATCATTTATAAAAGATATGATATAAGGCCATCTTTCATTATCGTCTCTAAACCCTATTATACACCTTGAACCAGCTGTTGGTGCTACCGTTTGAACCCCTTGTATATCTGGACATGGGACGTTGTTCATTATCTCTCCCACTGCACCAGACATTTTATCTTCTAGTATTACAACTACTGTATTCGATTTTCTGTCAAAAGACATGACAACAGCAGGCCTAGGTTTTGTTTGCTGTATTCTAGCTGAGTCTAGGGAATCCGAAATCTTTTTATCAAATTTAGGATAAATGTTAGGCATTGTTTGCTCCTTTTACCATGTTGCTGATGCTCCTACATAAGTATAGTTTCTTCCTGGCCAAATGTCACTAGTAAGAAGTACTTCTCCTTGGTCGCTTTCATCTATAAACTTTCCACCACCAATAGAAATTCCGTTGTGGCCTAAATTAGCTAGTTCACCAGTTCCACCTGTCCAATAGACTACGTAACCAGCTGGTGGGTTTTTTCCATTAGGGGTTGATGGTTTATAGAATGTACTTCTATTCTTAACTGCATTATAATGGGCTTGAGCACTTGGGTATGTTGTTAGGTTGGTAGGAATTGACTCTGGCCATTCAGCATTGAACACCGCTGAAACTGGAGACTTTGCAACAAGGTTACCCGCAGTTATCGCATACAGTCCAAGTCCTGCGCTAAGTCTATTTGCAAATCCTTCACAGCCAATAGTTTTATTATAAGTAGTCTGCCATAAATCTAACCTATTAGCCTTTAACCACTGTGCAGCTTCTGATATCTGGGCTTCCGTGAAAATAGGAACAGCATCCCCGCCTGCATCAACAGAATATGATCCCGGTACAACTATTGCAGCTAAATTATTTGCAGCTTGTTGAACCGCTAAAGAAAAAGCCTCTTTTCCTAAGTCTGATAAAGTTATTCCATTTTCAGATAAATAGCCTGGTGTTCCCTGCACTGCCTTATCCCATTCTAAAGTGGTTGAAGACAAAAGCCAATCTTTGAATTCTGCCATAGCCCTTACTTCAGCCAGTGCTTGGTTCCATAATATGGACCTACTTAAAGTGTCGTCATCTGTTGTTTTTCCATATGTATTAAACCAATAAGTTTTTACTTTACCTATTTGTTTCATTACTTTAATAATTGAAGCTTTCATTGTAGCTTGAGTTGATATAAACGTTATATCAGCGCTTCCTGCTACTATTATATATGCTTCTGGTTTATAATCTTGCGTAGTCTTAAGGTCTATTATTGTATCTAAAACAGATTTTTTTGGGGGCGTATTTGCAAGGGATGTACGCCTTCCAAGATCTCCATCAACTTTATAATTATTCCATGGAGTTGTTGGCATCTTATCATTGACTAGAGTGGAGCACTGTTGCAATGTTCCATTTCCTATAATGGCTAATTTATTATCTATTTTTTTTAAGACTGCTGGACTTCCAGTTCCACCAGATCCAGAAGCTGCTACGTAATTAATTGCTTTAGTAGATTTAACAGCTCCTTTACTAGTAAAAACACTTCCCATCATCCATCGTGATAAATATGGTACAACTCTTGGATTTGAAGTAGTTGTTATATTTTTTTTAATCCATTCTTCTAATATTGCTATATCTTTACCAGTAGTCAGATATACGCTAACTACATCTTGATATTCTATATCAAATATAAATCCACAAACAGACCTAGGTGTTCCGTCTGAATTATTGTAATCACCCCATGGTCTGAACCCTGCTGCTCCACGACTAATCGGTGTCCCACTATAATTGAAGGCACTGGTTGCAATAAATCCTACTTGGTTTATTGGATACCAAATACGTGGATCAGTTTCTGGTTTTCCTTTATTTTGTAATTCCACCATTTTTGCACCAATTGCGTTATTGCTTAGGTTAGCATCAGCCCCCTTTTTATAAGCTAAATGGGATACTTTAACCTTTACAGGAGTTGGTAGATCTTTTGTTCCATCAAAATAAATAGGAACTTCCTCAGCAAAGTCTGATGATCTTTTCATTCTTCCTATTAGGTTATATTGCAAAAAACCTATAGAGTAATCTCCGCCCCAACCACCATTAGCGTTTACTTTACATTTTCCATTGAAGGATCCAGGTCTTCTGTTTCCTTCTCTTGCTGCTATAGCACAAAATATTGCTGCAATTTCTGGTTCAAAAAATCTTTCTGTTAAAATTGAAAATAATTCTAATTCAGAAAGTTGATCAAAGTTATCCATAAAACTGATTCTAGCTTTTTGTCTTCCAGTAGTAATTGCAGCTTGTGTTTCATCAGTAACAACGGGGGCAGTTCCAGTATTTGTGCTTGTTATAAGACCCTCAGAACCAATATACTTTCCTCCTCTTTCTGAGCTAAAGGAAATATGTATATGATCTTTGTGATTAATATCAGTACCAAAATTAACATATTTTAAATTAGGATATTTAGATTTTATAGCCGTTGCTGGTCCTTCTAACCCATCAGATACTCCTAATCTTGCTGCTACCTCTGGATGAATCATTATTAGATCTGGCAATAAGGGCATCGGGATGGTACTTAGAGCTTCAAGTAAGAAATCTAATTTGTTTTCATAGTCATTTACATTTTCTGGTTGAAAAGCTAAAATAGACTCTCTAGTACGACCTATCTGCATTATGTCAAAACCGCGACCAAACACATGGTCCGATATTACAGTTCCCGTAGACGAGGACGCTTGAGCACTAGATCCATTAATGCCAGCTTTATTTTCTGCAGTATCTTTAACTATGGCTCTATCTATTCCAAACCCTCCGCTAAAACCTATTTTATCTGTTAATAGAATTAATAATTCCATTAATGCTGCTGAAATGTAAGCCTTCTGTATTGGTGCAGTAATTATCGCGTTGTCTAAATACCTTGGATCTGGTTTTATATCAGGAAAATATGTATGAGTTGACCACAACTTAAAATTATCCCATGTATCAGGAAAATCTATATCAAAACCCATTTTTAAACAATTTTGCTTATTAAGAGTTTGATAAAGGAGAGTTCCTCGTTCTATGTAGAAAGCTTTTTCTTCTTCTGATAATTCTGAATCTAATGCTACTGCTCTTGAACCTAAGCCTGGAGCTTCTGGATCTGGAATATAAGTAACATTTCCGTGCCTTATGGCAGGACGTCCATCATCGGATACGCTACCTGAATCTGTAACCTGACCCCATTGACCCTTAGTATAGGCACCAAGTAGCTCCTGCAAAGGATTAGCGCCAGATCCAGTAGCCCTATAACCAGTGCCTGCTATGGTGCTAGCTATAATCTTAAGATAAGCCTGTCCTCCGCTAATTGTTGTTGATTGACCTTTTTGACCTTGAAAATCAGGATTTACTATATTAAAAGCTTCCGCCGATTGTGCACCAGTAGTCAATATGGAATGAGCAGCTGAGTTAACAAACTTTTGCTCTGTAGCTATCAAGGTTGCTGGATTTCTAAATAAAGCATCTCCGTGACATCACGCTACTAATGTCTCTAGTTGTTAGGGTCTGATTCTCATAGTCATTTTGAGAAGCAGATGTAGTTAAGCTATCAGATCCACCTGGATTATAGCTTTCCCCTAACTTGGAGGCAATAGCGGTAGAATCAGATAGGTCATTGACGTCAAATCCAAAATCAGATCCAGCCATTCTAGTTCTCCCTTCTTGTCACTACTACTGTAGGCATAGCAATCTGTTCTTCTAGGCTTATTACCGAGCTTCTCTCCCTTAAGAGATCGGTGGTATTTACCTGAGCATAATTATTTATTACGAGTTCCCAGTTTAAGGTAGCTGGACCGCCATCTTCATAGTATTCATCCCACGAAACATATGGCCATTGAGACGACTTATCATAAAGGATTTCCATTACCCTATATGTATATAGTATACTAAATAAATTCTTTTTTTCAGCTGTCATTTCAGAAAGTCTAGTAGTTCCAAGTAAAGAAGTGTAATCTCTATATCCGGAAACAACTATATCTGAATATACTTCTTCAAACTTTTTAAACAAAACTGAATCTTTATATAGCGTTTCTTTAAAAGCGCTTTTTATTTTTTCGACACCTGAAGCTTCATTATAACTAAATATATATTTTAAATCATTTTCTATATTTGATAATTCATTTTCAGCTAATCTATAGAATATAGTACCTTTTGCTTTGTCTTTATCGTAATCAGTATATCCATTTTGAGAAGTTGCTTTTAGATAATTAGAAACTTTATTTGGAGCAGCACCTGGTGCAAGGTCATCTTCTGTATATATAGAAGTCTTAGATGTATCATTTGGAGAAATTCTAACTACAAAAACTGTATCTTTTAATCTTTCAGAAATAAACAATCCAGCCTTACCGCCAACTGATCCAGTATTGATAATAGTTGTTTGGTTAGAAGAATTATTTGTATAACCACTTATTGAATTCATTGGAACAGAAATAATTCCGTCTATTTTTACTTTGAAAGGAGCAGAACTAGGGTTGAAAACGTCTACTACTTCTATCTCTCCAGCATCGATGACCCTAACTAGTTTACATACTACTTTAAAGAAACTAGAAAAAGAGGCTTGATCTGGACTAGTGCCAGAGTACTTTAAGACTTCTGCGTTAACAAGTGCATTTTCTAAACTTACTTGTCTAACTAAATCTGTAATTTCTGTTTCTTTCCAACCCAAGCTCTTTAAGATATCATCACTTCTAATAAAAGCATTTCCGTTAACGTCTCTTGTCTTTGTACGAACTCCCAATATTCCAGGAAGTAGTTTAGTGCTATGATGTCTTCCGACTACCATTCCTTGGTTGATCGCCAATCCACCATCCATTGGTTGACCATTTCTATTCAGATATTGTATATAGCAACCGTGTTGATCTAGGACGTTATCCCTTACCCATTTCCAACCGCCCCAACCCACCTGGCCACCTATGCTTCCAGCTAAACCAACTCCAAGTGCAGTTAAACCAGTAGGAGCAAGCAGGGCTCCAACAGCTCCTAGTCCTATGATGCCTACTGCTACACCCAGCAATGGCTTCAATCCTGGACCATTGATGTTTCCCTCTTTCATCTGAGTTTCGATACTTGCTTGTGCATCACTTAATGCCTCTGCGCTATAGTTTGACACAATGTCTTTCATTAAAGCACTTGATCCATGAGTAAACTGTATTCCTCCCAGCATCTGTGTTTGGAGTGCTTGTGATAGGCCGTCCATTGATATATTTCCGTTTGATATAACGCCAGTTGTGCCAGATTGAACTGAACTCATTATTGATCTAGTGTCGTTTCTTATATTTTGAATAGAGAACCAAGAGTGCATCCAGGAAGATAAGAACCACCTACCAGGATCATTTACTGACACAAAAGCATTGGGTGTAATAGATGTTACAAATCCCATATCTGAAGTGAAGTGATGAACTACTTGTTCTACCTCAAATATTCCATACATTCTTTCATATACGTCAGCAAGATAGACTAGGTCATGAGGTCTAATATCTGGAGACCCTAATACTATTAATTCTCCTCCGTAGATATCTTTTAAAGATTCTCTTAAATGAGATAAGGCTACTCTTCTAGCAGTTAGTTCATCAGGTGCTCCTGTTGCTAGTTTGCTCATTCCTCTAGCAAATTCAAATGGGTGGAATAGTGGTTGTGCTATTCCAAAAATACCAGAACCCATTACATTGTCAAAGTATAAACCTGTCTCAACAGTTTTCTCCACTTGTCTCTCGGAAGGTATGCTCTTATCCAATGCTACAGTAACTGGGTATTTTCCGTCAGATACTGCCGTAACTTGTGTAGCTACACTTGCTGTTGTTTCAGTTATATTATTTGCTAAAATATGAGAGAATGAACTTAGGTAGTGCATTCTTTGAAATGGTTCTCTTACTTCTATTACTGGTTCACCATATTCTCTAGTGAACGGATTGTCTACTGCTCTGAGTATCGAACCGGCACGCCCTGCCGAGTAATATATAGAATCGTTTAAAGCTTTATTCAAAATATTTGCTTGTTTTGCAAAATTGTCGACTTCCTGCAGACCATAGCCCATTTGCATCATAGAAACCCTAAACATATTAAGAAGACCATTGAGTCCTTCTGTTAGTGCGCCCCAGATTGGTCCAATGTTATTCTTATAGAAGTCATCTACGCTTCCACCTACTGCAGCAAAAATATTTGTAGAACTATTACCTTCGCTCTTATTGTCTGCGAGTAATTTTAAGAATTTCTTTTTATCACTTGCAAAATTTAGATTTGGATCTATAAATGCTGCAAAGATTTTATCAACTGGACGGAAATCCCAATGATCACTAGAGCCAATCCCCATAGTCTTATATCTTCTATTCGGCTTTAATACCAACCATGCTCTGGCATATGGCTCTTGCCACATTGCTTGTCTAAATAGACCTATTATTAGATAAAACAATTGCTTACCAGTAAGAGCTTCGCCACCTGAGTCAAATATAAAGCCAGCATCAGTTCCACCCGCTTGAATCAAGGTTTTATTTGCTGCAACAAATGCTCCTAGTTTAATAAATTTATCTTTTAATATAGAGTTAAAATAACTTATTAAACCATCTTTAGATTCTGGTGCATCTATAAAGTTTGCTCTTGCATACTCTATTGCCGCTTTTATGCCTTCGGAGGTAACTTCTTCAATGGTCCCACCAACAGCAGGGCCCTGGGCACCTTTTGCGTTAATAAAATCACTTCCTAAAAGTACTGAGAATTCATCTACTGCAGTTCCGTTTGTAGAGTTAAACTTTTTAAATAATTCAACCTTTAGCGCGTCTTCTACTTTTCCACTTGCTGCCTGTTTTATTATTTCGGAAAAAGTAGAAGGTAGAGGTTCTTCATCTTCTGGATTTACACCAAATATATTAAAGAATATTTCCTTTACTGAGTCATAGGTATGGTATCCCATTCTAAATTGATCCCAAACTTCATTTGCTTCAAATAATGTTCTTCCGTTGCCGGCTAGAACATGTACGTTGGAACTAAAATCTTCATCAAATAATGCTCTTGCGTCGTAAGCTTGTGGATCTGCTGGATCATAAACCGCAGGAAAGGTATTTCTTCCTGTACCAGTAAATTCGTTGCCAGTTGTTGCTAATTCTCCATCTAATATTTTATATAGTTCATCATGAGACAATTTATCATAATCTTTTGCATTGACTAAGTTAAAATAATCCTTATAGTTTCCACCTCTAGCAGCTTGCTCAGCTAACATTGCTGCAGTCATTGGAATAATTCCAGCAGAAGGACTGTAGTCGGTAAAGGCTGAGGCTATAGGAGTCTTTGCTGCTTTTATGTACGCATCAATTGCTGCCTGACTTGCCCCTGCAGGAAGTTGAGACATTCCTCCTATTGATCCATAGGTGGCAATTGTTGCAGTTAACTCAGTTGGTCCAGATGATCCAGCTACAGAATATTTTCCAAACCCAATTAATACTTCATCTCCAGTAATAGTTGATTCATTTCCAGGACTTGAAACTAATTTGAAAGGAGTTATTGGAATATCCATTGTACTAGCAACACCCAATGGTGTATTGTCGTCTACAAATATAAAATAACAATCTCTAGGTTGTGGGTTTGGAGATATTCCGGCAGAAGCTAATATTTTTGCAGCGTCGTTTGCGTCGTTATCGCCATCGTAATAATCTTTTTCATCTTCAGTTAAATTCAATACTCCAAGATACAATGCTGCGTCAGGAGAAACAATTGCAGCTAAGCTTAATTCAATATTATTGTCTGCTTTTGAATTTAGATACCATTCATCGGTCCTATTCTCACCGTCAGTACTGCCTCCATAAGTGTCAACTTTATCTTCACCCCACATGAAGAATGCCGGTTGACAAACTACTGCTTGATTTGTTATTGGACTATAAACTAATATTCTTCTATTTTTATAATCTTCTGGCTTACCATAGAACTCTGCACTAGATCTTCCACTGAAGTATTTACTCTTAAATGTATCTAATAGATCATTAGACTCACTCATATCATCCATTATCTTATATGGCCATCTCATTGCTATGTAGAATTGCTCTTCTATTGAGGTTTTTGGTGAACCCCAATCTTTGTAAGAGAATGGAGATTTATCAGTTATAGTTCCTTTATCAAAGTAGTTATATTCCCAACTTCCATAAGAATTTATATTATTAGCGTTAGACACTTCTGTCTTTAATGATGGTAATGGCATTCTTATCACATCAGATGCTCCTGTTGCACCTTTGTCTAGACCTTCTAGGTCGTATATAAATGAATTACCAGTTATGGTATTAACGTCAAGGGATCTCATTGAAGAAAGAGTTGAAATATTAAGACTAATTTCTTGTTTTAATTTTTCAGTATCTATTAAATCTCCATAATCTGTTGTTGGACTCTTTCCTATTAATTGAGCTTCTGCTTCTAGGATTATATTCCAATTTTTGTCTCTTCCCAATTTTTGATAATCTTTATCATCATTATAAAAATCTTCTGATGGAGTATCTTTTGTATTGACTTTACCTCTTTTTGCAGCAACAGAAAAGAAAGCATAGTCTAAAAGAATTGCACCTTTTGTTCTGTCCGTAAAATATGGAAAACTAAATCTAGCAGGGAGTTGGTCTATCTGTTTATGAGTTGTAACAAAATCTTCTAGCTTTGCTTGGGACTGATCACCACTAGGAACAATGGGTAAGTGGTAACCTATTGTTACATTTCCTGTACTTACTGGTATCTCTGCTAGTACTTCTTTGGTTTCTTTTGAAACAAATTTTAATCTTTTTGGATCTGTTAAATTTATTATTTCACCCTTTAAGGCTAAAGCTGGCTTATATACAGAGTCATTAGATGACTGCTCTTTGATCAAACCCTTAAGTGATTCGCTTGATTCCATCAATGCTGAAGTTTGTAGATAGTCTGCAGTTGAACTACTTTGATTATTTATTTCAGCTAAAGTTTCTAATAGCTGTTGATCTGGAGAGATGTAACTTGGAGTTTTTAATCCCAGTCTTACTGCTTTTTCTTCACTTGGAAAACCAGTAGTGATAGGCACTACTCCGGATGTATATAACCAATGTGGTTTACCATAAAATACAGTTGATCTATCTTCGAATGGCCTTACCGCTACAATGTAGTTAGGAAGAATTCTTGCACACGTTTGGAATATATCCCATACACTCTTCATGTAGGTTTGGCATCTAAATGATACTTCATCAAATCCAGGCATATCGTCATCTAGGTCACTGATCAAACCCATTGTCTTGAATATGTTTTTTCCACCTCTTCCATTCATTGCCCCTAGTAGTCCAGTAAAGGCTCCTCCCGCTGCTATGGCGGGTAGTATTGTTCCTGGGAGTGCTGCCATACCGGCTATACCGACTGCTGCAAGCCCTCCACCTAGAATCTTACTGGCAACCATTCCGCCTTCTCTTGCTCTTCCACTTTCAGTTAAAAGAGATAATTGTTTTTGAGCACTTGCGTCGCCTGCCCCGGAATTTTGAAGAAGATCATTCCAAGAAGAGTCTGTTAATCTATTCAAATAATCTAATCTTGGATTAACATTACTTTCTGGACTAAGAGAACTAACTTGAGCCCATCCATCTCCTAAGTCACCGCCAAGATACTGAGCTATACCTGTGCCATTTCCTGGATATATATTTCTTTTAAATAATTCTAAATCTCTTTGAGCACTAAAATTAGACCAAAGTGTCTGCATCATCGATAGGACGGGAAGTCTTGTTTCGGCTCCAAGTACAGATTGGTTTTGATCAGCTGGATTAATCATGCCATAAGCAGCAGAAACAGTTCCGCTTACTCCAGCACCTTTTCCTACAGATGTTGCAGCATCGGCTACTGAGTTTCTTATTCCTCTTTGTCTATTGAGTTCTATCTCATTTAATGGTTCATACAATATGTTCCCAAAGTGTTTAATGCCAAATTTATTAGCAGAAAAAATAGTACCTCTTGTTGCCATAGCAAAAGCTTCTCTAGTTCTAGATGCTCCCATCGAAAGAAGTCTAACCATTAAGTCTCTTGGCTCAGACATATACATTCCGGTGTTTATTCCGCCATCTATTTTTCCACTGCTACCTTTATTGTTAGTAGAGTTTATTATTGGGCTAAGTTCTATTGCGTCAGATTGAGCGGTAACTTTGACCACTTGACCAAGTTCTACTTCTGTAATTACTCCATTGAATAATGTTTGTAAAGAGTTAGGGTTAGATCCATAACCTCCTCTTAAGTGGACTCTTACCCCTGGTTTAAGCCTAATGTTTTCTATGCTTACAACATATTGACTTTCCATATGGCCAAGCATGTTTCTAGCTCTATTTAATGTAAGGTCTATTATGGATTCCAAACCTGATGTTAATCCCATACTTGTTCCTGGGTCA